AGGCCGGCATCAAACTACTTAAGTAATACATACTTTAAATGCCAAAGAAAAAAGATACAAAGAACACCATCAAGATGGGAAAATATATCTACAGTAATCCAATTGCATTCTTGGAAACCAGAAGTCTTTATTGACTTCCCATCTTTATTGGACGCAACCCCAGCATATTATACTGAAGATAAAGAATATTTTGAAAGCGGATATAAATACAGAATTGTAGTATCTAAAGATATTGGTGTTTAAAAATGGCTAATTTAGTTTATGGCAAAGCTAAAACTGGTCTTTTAACAGGATTAATAAACACTTCTGCTTCTCAATATGCGGTATTGCTAGTCGATAAAAGACTTTATTCAATCAATGCAGTAAATGATGAATTTGTTTCAAACATTCCAGCATTAGCTATAAAAAAAAGAACTGGAAATATCAGCGGGATAACAGTCAGTAATGGTGTGTTAGACGCAAGTGATTTAATAATTCTCCACGATGGCTCCTACTTTGACGCAATTATCTGTTATCAAGTAGGTAGCACAGATGCTAATTCGAGATTGTTTTTTTACATAGATTCTTCAACAGGTCTACCATACGAAGGTAGTAATTCTAGTTCTTCAATTACTATTGTGTGGAGTAACACAGTTAGTAAAATATTATCATTATAGGAAAAATATGGCCACTCAATATCCAGCATCTTTAGACAATTTCGTTAATCCAACTTCAACTGATAGACTCGATTCTGTATCTGTTCCCCACCACAAACAGCATACAGACATTAACGACGCTGTAGAAGCCTTACAGACCGTTATAGGGTTGAATCCAGCAGGGTCACACCTAACTGTTAAAGACAGAATAATTGCAGCTGAAACAAATATTTCCGCTCAATCAGTTTTAAATGGTTTGACCGATGTTACTATAAATACAGCTGCTAGTGGACAAATTTTACGTTACAACGGATCTCAATGGGTCAATTACGCAGAATCAGATCTTGTTGATGGAGGAAATTTTTAAATGTCTAATATTTTAAGAATTAAAAGAAGAGTCGCTAGCGGTTTACCAGGTGCACCAAGCTCCTTAAAGAACGCAGAATTAGCATTTAACGAAGCTGACAATACCCTTTACTATGGTTTTGGCGATGATGGCAACGGTAATGCAAATAATATTCCAGCAATTGGTGGTATTGGTGCATTCGTATCACTTACTACTTCTCAAACGCTAACTGGAGATAAAACTTTTTCTGGAACAGTTGTTGTTCCAACGCCAACGGCAAATGCTCATGCTACAACAAAACTTTATGTTGATCAACAGGTATCTAATGTTAGTAACATTGTTGCAAACGTTGCTACGGCATTTACAGTTTCGGGCGACTCTGGATCAAACCAAACAATTACTTCAGGTACTGATACACTAACAATTTCTGGTGGTACTGGCTTAAGTTCTGTTGCAGGTGCGACTGATACAATCACGATAAACCTTGACAACACCACAGTAACTGGTGGCTCATACGGTGGCGCAGGAACTGTTGCGACATTCACTGTTGATGCCCAGGGTCGTTTGACAGCAGCTGGTAATACGGCAATTTCTTTGACTTCTTCAAACCTTGACAATACTGCGGTAACTGCTGGCTCTTATGGAGCTGCAAATTCAGTGGCAACATTTACAGTAGATGCAAAAGGAAGACTGACAGCAGCTGGTAATTCGGCAATTGCAATTACCGGATCACAAATTAGCGACTTGTCAACCGCAGCAGTAACCTCACTCACTGGTACCGCAAATGAGGTTACAGTATCTGCAGCAAGTGGGGCAATTACGATTGGCTTACCAGACGATGTAACGATTGGCAATAACTTAACCGTAACTGGTGATTTAATTGTGAATGGAAATACAACAACTTTAAATACAGCAACTCTTGTTGTTGAAGATAAAAACATTGTTCTAGCTAACGCAGCATCGCCTACAGATATAACAGCTGATGGAGCTGGTATAACAATACTTGGTTCAACAAACAAAACTTTTAATTGGGTTGACGCAACAGATGCTTGGACATCGTCTGAACATTTAGATCTAGCTGCTGGAAAAGTTCTAAAAATAGGAACATCTGAAGTATTATCAAATACTACTCTAGCTTCAAGTGTTGTTAACTCAAGCTTAACTTCAGTAGGCAATGTTACTTCAGGAACCTGGAGCGCAGGGACAATAGCTATCACTTATGGTGGCACTGGTGCAACAACTGCGTCTGGTGCTAGAACCAATTTAGGTTTAGCTATAGGAACTGATGTTCAAGCCTATGATGCAGAGCTCGCAGCAATAGCTGGCCTTACATCAGCAGCTGACAAGCTCCCGTATTTTACAGGAGCAAATACTGCAGACTTGGCTACGTTCACTACATTTGGTAGAAGCCTTGTAGATGACGCTGATGCAGCAACAGCAAGAACAACTATTGGTGTTGGAACTATTGCAACACAAAATTCAAACAACGTTACAATTACAGGTGGATCTATTTCTAACTTGACGACATTTGATGGTATCACATTTGATGGTGGAACCTTCTAAGTAAAAAGAAAGGTTTTATAGTGGCAACACCTAGCATTACCCAAGGGCAAATAGCACTTGATCCTATCAATAGAATATTTTATTATCTAGACAGTAACGGAACTTTAGTTAACTCGTCATTAAATTTATTGCAAGAATCAAATACTTCTATTACAACAGAAGAAAACTTAACAGTAAATAACATAACTGTTCTTGGCAACACGACTGTTATTGATTCTACTGTAACGACAATTAAAGACCCTATCATTACACTTGGTGGAAAAACTGCACCAACAGTTGATGACAATAAAGATCGTGGTATTGAGTTCCGTTGGTATGACGGTTCACTTGCTACTCCAGCTGCAAAAGTTGGATTTTTTGGTTTTGATGATTCATCTGGAAAATTTACTTTTATACCAGATGCTACAAACACATCAGAAGTATTTTCTGGAACAATTGGAGAACTTGCCGCAAAGATAGATTGGGACAATCTTCTTAATAAGCCAACATTTGTCAATAGCATTACTGGCACACCAAATGAAATAGATGTAACTGCAACGACTGGCAATATTGTCATAAGCCTACCTGCAACGGGTGCTATGAACATTACTGGCACAGCAGCTGGATGGACAACTCCTAGAAAAATAACTTTAGGTGGAGATCTAGAAGGAAACGTTTTAATTGATGGCGGAGCAAACGTAACACTAGATGCATATGTTGTTGCAAATGCAGTAGCACTTGGTACAGACACAACGGGTAACTACGTTGCATCTTTAATCGCCGGAACTGGCATAACGCTCACAAACAATTCTGGTGAACAGGCTCAACCAACCGTTGCAGTTACCACAAACACCTATGATGCTTACGGTGCTGCATCAGCTGCAGAATTAAATGCTGCAACCGATGCATCCACGAAAGCTGCAACAGCGTACAGTAATGCAACAATATACACAAACAACCAATTAGCTTCATTTGGCGTAGACAATTTATCAGATGTTACAATTAATACATCATTAGCCAATAGCTATCTTAAGTATAACGGCTCTGCTTGGATTAATGATCAAGTTGATCTTGGGACAGACACAACTGGCAACTACGTTCAGTCTCTGGTTGCTGGAACTGGAATTTTAGTAACTAATAACTCTGGAGAAGGAACAACTCCAACAATTGCAGCTAATATTACTTTAGATAATTTAACTGATGTTAATGTACCTCTTGTTGGAGATGGACAACTTTTAGCTTTTGATGGCAATTCAAATACGTGGGTTGCTAAATCAGCATTAGACCTCACAATACCAGCTGGTGTACAGTACACTACAATAATTGGAGATGGTTCAAGCACTGAATTTTTGATCACCCATGGTCTAACCACAGTTGCTCCATTTGTAGTTGTAATGAAGAAAAATGCAAGTGAAAAATTTGAAGTGGTAAACGCACTTTGGGAAGTTTTTAGTAATACTCAAGTCAAAGTTTATTTTGAAACACCTCCTGCATCCGGAGATGCAAAAGTATTAGTATTTGGAAATGTTTCTACAGCTTCAATAGTTATATCCACCCTTGATCAATTACCAGACGTCATAACAAGTGGTGCTTCAGCTGGAGATGTCCTTTACAGAGATGGATCTTATTGGGTTGCACACGCCATGCACTTGAATGACTTGGCAGATGTACAAGGCACAAACTCAGCAACTAATGGTCAATTCTTAAAATATAATGGATCAGCTTGGATCAACGCAAATATAACTGAAGTTAATAATATTAATGATGTCTCAGATGTGACAATTACTTCTGCAGTAAATGGTGAGTTTCTTCAATACAACGGTTCAGCCTGGGTTAACTCAACACTTCCAACAGGAGAACCAACAGGATTTGAAAATAGGCCAGATTCTACAATTAGTCTTTCTGGAAGAACTTTTACGATTGCACCAGTTGGATCCTCATATTCAATTTGGTCAAAAGGCAAAAAATACGTTAAGTCAACTTCTCTTACCACAACAATACCAGATACTTCTGGTTTACATTATATTTATTTTAATACATCAGGTGCACTATCAAATAAAACTACATTTTTTGATTTAGAAAACGATGCACCAGTTGCATACATATACTGGAACCAAGGTAATAATACACATCACTTTTTTGCAGATGAACGCCATGGCATTACCATGGATTGGGCAACACATGAATACTTACACAGAACACGTGGAGCAGCTATTGCTAGTGGTTTTGGACTTGCAACTGATTTAACTAAAGATGGTACGTCAAACATTTGTGCACAAGTTTCTATAGCTAGTGGAACTTTCTTTGACGAAGATTTAGAAGTTTCTATTACACATTCAGCTACACCAACAGCAAATACGTGGGAACAAAGATTAGAAAATGGTGCATATATACCCGTTTATTACCATTCTGGGTCTAATGGAGTTTGGGTAAAAGATACAGCAACGCAATACCCATTTAAGTATAACTCAAGAGCTCAGTATAACCAGTATACTGGTGGTTCTTGGACTACTACAAATATTGATAATAACAAATGGGGAATTTCTTGGATTGTTGCAACTAATAACTTAAATGAACCAATTATCAGCGTTCTTGGCCAGGCCAATTATAATTCTACCAATACCGCCGAATCTGCAAGATGGGAAGATTTAGATCTAACTGGTTTTCCAGTCTATGAATTTAGACCACTACATAAAATAATTTATTATACTTCCAATACTTATACCAATACGCCAAAAACAGTAATAGAATCTGTTTGGGATTATAGGACAATATTTTCAACTGCAGGAGCAGTTCCATCAACTCCAATATCTGATCATGGTTCAATGGTAGGTCTTGGTGATGACGATCATACGCAATATTTTAACTCAACTAGACACGATGCACATGATCATTCGAGCGTATTAAATTCAGCAGTTCTTTCCGACCTAGGTGATGTTGCAAGCAACGCTCCAACAACAGGCCAATTTTTGAAATGGGATGGATCAGCTTGGATTCCAGACTCAATTCCAACAATAAATAACTTAGATGATGTTGGTGATGTATCTGCAACAGGAGCATCTGCTAATAGCGTTTTGGTTTATAACGGATCAGCTTGGGTTAGTACAATTAATCCAACAATTGGTGGAAATTTAACAGTAAATGGCGATTTAATAGTTGAAGGAAACACCGTAACTTTAAACACCGAAACTTTAACGGTTGAAGATAAAAATATTGTATTGGGTTCAGTGACAACCAACACCGCTGCAGACGGTGGCGGAATAACTTTAATTGGCTCTACTAATAAATCAATTAGTTGGACGAACTCAACTTCATCTTGGACTTCATCAGAACACATAGATTTGGCTTCTGGTAAAGTTATCAAAATAGCAGGCACACAAGTACTTTCTGCAACCAACTATACTGGAGAGGCTGCTACTGTTGCAGCAAACTCAGTAACTGCATCGATACTTCAAGAAGGTGTTCCAAGAGCAGGTTTTAGATCTCAAATTTCAGATGTTACAACGACTCCTTATGTGCTAGAATTAACAGACCTAGCTAAGTTAATTAAAGTAAATGGAGCGACAGGGATGACCATTACAGTGCCAACAGCATCTAACGTAGCATTTACTCTTGGCGATAGAATCGATGCCACCCAGTATGGTGCTGGTCAAGTTACTTTTGCAGGTCAAGATGGAGTAACTCTTCGTTCAACTCCAGGTCTAAAAACACGTACACAATACTCAACCGCAACACTAACTAAAATAGGAAACAATGAGTGGTTAATAACAGGTGATTTGGCGGCGTAAAATGACTATACAAAGACGGAACTTCATCTGGTACCGCTAAAAAAAACAAGCCAACAGTAGCAGCTCGGAACAGCTGATTCAACAGCTAATACCGTAATAACTTCTGCTGGTTTTACTGTCGGTTCAGTAACTGATACCGCAACAGCTGATGCTGCCGCATTAAACCAAGTCAGAACAAGCTTGGTAGACACATCAACAGCTCCTTTGGGAAGTGCTATAAATTATGAAAGAAACGCACCGTTCTTTCCGCCATATTTTCCCCCATACTTCCCACCGTATTTCCCACCTTATTTCCCGCCTTATTTCCCGCCATCATTTACTAGCAATCCATGCACTTACTGTAATGGAACAGCTGTATACGAAGAGATGTGTACACCGGGTGGTTGGAGATGGAGATATGGAACATCATATGATGGCAGCTGCGGTCCTGCAGGCTGCAGTGGTTGTAGTTGTCCAACAGGTGTAATTTGGGGTCCCTTCCAGGTTGGCGCAGCATGTAGTTAAATGTGGTACAATAAAAATATATAAATTTTCCAAAAAGGAGAGATGCTAATGGCAATTGAAATACCAGAGATTACTGACTATAATGATTTTACTTTTTTTGCTGTTCTTGTTGATGGAGAATATACTGGTAAAGTTGGGATTGCAGGAAGTGGAGGCCCAGTAATGGCTGGGATGAAATCTAATCCAACGATTGTAGAGATGACTCAAGAGCAAGTTAACGCGGTACAACTTGGCTGGATTTATGATGGAATAGACTTTATTCAACCAACAGCATAAATAATTTTATGAGCGCTTGGAAAGAGTATAAAGAAAAACTAGGAGTAACTCGACCTTGGGATTTATTAAATCCAAATGAAGAAAAAGTTTCTGAAGAAGAAGCTAAATCTAGATATGATGTTTGTCTTGATTGCGATAGATTCATATCAGCTACGAAGCAATGTAAAGAATGCGGATGCATTATGTCGCTAAAGGTAAAGCTTGAAAGAGCTACTTGTCCATTAGGTAAATGGTAATTGTGGTAAATGAAAAAATATTCATAGCTATTCCAGCTTTTCAAGAAGAAGATCTGTTAAACACCGTTAAAAGCGTTTATGATAATGCAGAAAAACCAGATAATATATATATTGGGATTTGCAACCAAAGATTAGATAATAATTTTGAAGATTTTTCTGAATATCCAAATGTACGAACTGCTAATCTAACTACTCCATTTCCCTTTGGTCTTGGTATGGGATATCTTTTATCTTCTTGGCTTTTGCAAAAAGAATACTATGTCATGAGAATAGACGGACATATGAGATTTAAGAAAGATTGGGACAAAACTTTAAAATATTATCATAATTTAATTTCAAAAGAAGTTTGCTATGGTGTGATTATCAGTTCTAGACCATTATTTTTTGAAAAAGATGAAGATGGGAATGAAGCGTATCAAGACTCTATGCAAAATGACCCATTTGCTTTAAAAAGAGAACTAATAGCAAATATCCATTCAAAAAATAACTCAATATCATATAAAGAAGAATTTACCGAAAACCTTTGGGAAGATAAGGAATATATAGAAACTCATTTTGTCAGTGGGGCATTTCAATTTTCTACAATTGATTACTTTAAAAGTATTATACCAGATCCAAGAATTTTCATGTTTGGGGAAGAGCATACCACTCCACTCAGAGCTTGGACTCATGGCTATAGGATGTACTGCATTAAAGAACCAATATTGTTTCACTTGAATAAAACAAGTGGTTATAGAGATAATTTAGGTTCGGATGACTGGATTAATAATGTTCCAAAAACAGACAACGCTTCTTTACTACATCACTACCAGCTTTGTTATAGGGATGTCCTTTTAGGGAAAGAGTTTGGTCCTTTTGCCGCTAAAAATAAGGAACAGTATGATGCCTATATTCAAGCTATGGGCTACCCGTATGTTGACCTAATACAATAAGATCGATTAGTCATATTAATGATAATTTCATCTATTCTAAATAAATATTTTTTATTTTGACCTATTTAATATTTATGATATCATTACTATATATCAAGAACTAGTTTAAAATAGGAAGAGGCACCTGATGGCTTATAGTGGATCTAAATTTGCGGTAAATAATACACTTCTACTCAGGAGATCAGATGAAACTGGCGTTTCACCAAGTACGCTAGCTGAAGGCGAATTAGCAATCAACGTTGTTGATGGTAAGCTTTTTTACAAGAACAAAACAGCAAACGCTGTAATACGGAGTTAATTTAATATCCAACGTTGTTGGAACTGCAAACCAAGTCTCGGTAACAGCTAACGCCACCTCTGGAGTTTACACCCTAAGTCTTCCATCCACAATACAGACTACTCAGGCTAATGTCTCAACTTTATTTGTTGACGGAATTGAGATTAACACAAATGGAGCCACTACCAATCAAGTTCTAAAATTTGATGGAACTAAGTTTGCTCCTGGTACAGACACTGGTTTAGCTGGGACCGTAAGCGTTTCAACTATAGGTGATGGCACTACCACTAGCTTTACTGTTACTCACAACCTTGGAACACGTGACGTTGTAGTTGTTGCGCGCAATGCTGCAAGCCCATATGAAGTCATCGATGTACGTTGGGAAGCCACAACAACTGGAACAATTACTCTTGATTTCTCAGCTGCACCATCTTCTAACTCAGTAAGAGTTGGCGTTTATTCAGCAGTTGCTGGAAGCACCATTACTACGACTTTAGCCACTCAGACAGATGTTACCCTAACCACACCTGCTAATGGCGACTTCCTTCGTTATAACGGAAGCGTATGGATCAACGACGCAGTAAACTTAAGCACTGATACTATTGGTGATTATGTTTCTAGTTTAGTAGCTGGAACTGGGATCACCCTTTCCAATAACACTGGAGAAGGTTCTACCCCAACCATAGCCGTAACGGCTAATACTTTCGATGCTTTTGGTGCAGCTTCATCTGCACAAACCGCAGCACAGAACTATGCAGCTAACTTAGTTGCAAACGTTGCAACTGCATTTGAAGTTGCTGGTGACTCAGGAACAAGCAAGACAATTACTTCTGGTTCAGATACTCTTAGCATTTTAGGCGGCACAGGTCTTACCTCGGTAACTTCAAATACAGATACGATTACAATCAATCTTGACAATACAGCAGTAACTGGCGGTTCATATGGCAATGCAAACACTGTTGCTACCTTTACTGTTGATGCTCAAGGACGTTTAACGGCTGCAAGTAATTCAACAATTTCAATAAACGCATCGCAGATTAGTGACTTAGCATCTAATGTAGTTACTTCACTTGCTGGTACAGCTAACGAGGTTGAAGTATCAGCTTCAGCTGGTTCTATAACAATTGGTCTTCCTTCCAATGTCACAATTGGCCAAGACCTCGTTGTTACTGGTAACTTGACAGTTAGTGGCAACGTAACAACTGTTAATACAGAACAGTTAGATGTTGAAGATAATATTGTTACATTAAACTCTGGTGTCGTTGGTTCTCCAGCATTAAATGCTGGCTTAGAAGTTAATAGAGGAACATCAACAGATGTGTCTATTCTTTGGAATGAAACTACAGATAAGTGGACTTTTACAAATGATGGAACTAACTACGTTAACCTTGGAGACGTAACTGCAGCTGCTCTTATAGCAGCAGCTGGTGGTGATGGAACCGCAGGACAAGCTCTTACGACTAATGGTTCTGGAGTATTAGACTTCACGACAATTGTTGGAACAACAGAAGCTTCAATCATTTCAGCGGTTGGTGCTGATGGAGCCAACGGTGCAGTCTTAATGACCAACGGTGCTGGAGATCTAACATTTACTACTTTGACAGCAGCAAAGATCTCAGACTTCTCTGAGGCAGCTCAGGACGCCGTAGAAGGCGCGATAACGGCAGGCACGGGTGTAACCAAGGCCTATAACGATGGTGCCAATACAATCAGCCTTTCAATTGGTCAAGATGTTGCAACTAACGCAGCAGTTACCTTTGGTAGCGTAGCAACTGGAGCAATAACACTTGATTCTGGAACTGGTGAACTCAATACTTCGACTCAGCTTGTCACCGTGAACACGGTCACAACAGTTGACAGCTTTGATAAAACAGTCTACAGAACAGCTAAGTACCTTGTCCAAGTAACTCAGGGATCAAAGTATACGACTTCAGAAGTATTGCTTGTTCATGATGGAACTGATTCTTACCTGTCAGAATATGCAGTAATTGAATTGGGCGGAACAGTTATTCCTTTAACAGTATCAACTTCAATCTCGGCAGGAAATGTGTTGCTAAGAGTGACAATTACAGACGCAGCATCAACAAATGCTACCGTTAAAGTTGCAAGAACACTTATAGCAGTGTGATATAATAATATAAGTTTTACAATTTAATAATACAATTAAATTTTAAACTAGAGGGACAGTGAACTTTAGTGGCGAATAAAGATTTTATAGTAAAAAATAGTCTTGTTGTTGGCTCTACCGTAACTATCAACGGTATTGAGCTAGATCTGGCTGGTATAACTCCCGGACAAGTATTAACCTATGACGGTAATAAAATTTCTGCTACAGACATAGTAGATTCGTTACCATCCGTAATATCTTCATACTCCCAAACTATTGGCGATGGATCAGCTACAGAGTATACGATTACTCACGATCTTGGTACTCGAGATATAGTTGTTTTTGGCTACGTACTGGGTACGGAACAGAACAATGATGCAACGCCCATTTACGTATATGTAAAACAAAATATTAAATTTAGATGGGAAGCTACAAGTATTAGTGAAGCAAAAATTATTTTTGAAACACCACCAACGTCTAATTCAGTAGATATATTAATACTTTCTGCTGGTGAAGAAATATATTTTTCTGAAATTATTGGTGATGGTTCTAGTTCTAGTATTGAATTAAATCATAATCTTGGATCAAGAGATGTAATTGTTTGCGTTAGAAACAATAGTTTTCCATATGAAGTGGTCGAAGTTGCTGTTCAATCTTATTCAACACAAAAAGTAATTTTAGATTTTTCAAAAGCACCTTCAAATGACTCTCTCGTTGCTACAGTATTTTTGCCATTATCGGGATATTATTTTGGTCAAATGGCTGGCGACGGCAGTGCGCAAAATATATATATAAATCACAAATTAAACACAAGCGATATTGGAGTTGTAACAAGAGATACTACTGGGTTGTTTGATATTACTGAAACAATTTATTCTATAATTGATGATAATAATATTATTATTCACTTTACTTCGCCCCCTGGTGCTTTTGACCGCTTTGTTACAGTTTTTGCAGGATTAGGAGGAAAAAAAGATCAAGTATCTTTTGATGATATATCAGTAGATGTTCCTCAATCTCCATCTAGTCCAGGAAAATACGGAGATATGGCGTGGGACGAAAACCATATTTATATCTGCATAGCAACAGATACTTGGAAAAGAATGCCCTTGTCATCTTGGAATTAATATGCTATAATTATTTTCATGCCTGTAGAAGAACAACAAATCAACATAACAATCCCTAAAGAAAAGCTCGAACAGTGGAATGTATTCTTTGCACTTCCTTGTTATGACTCACATGTAACAGAGCCTTTTATGATGAGCTTTTTACAAGCTTGTCTTTATTTTAAAGAAATAGGTTTAAAGTATTCAGTCTGCACAATATCTGATTCTTTGATCAACCGCGCAAGAAATAATCTTGTTGCCAAGTTCATGGGCAGTCCAGACTTTACCCACATGGTATTTATAGATGTCGATCTTCAATTCGACAAAGAAGCTATATTAAAGTTATTGTGGCACGATAAAGATGTCATGACTGCATCTTACCCAATCAAGGAAATTAATTGGGACAAGGTAAAAGAGGGTGCACAAGCTGACTTGCCAGCCCAAGATCTCATGGAATACGCTAGTAGATACGTAGTTCATATGACAAAGCCAGGAGAGACTCAATTAAATATTGATAATGGCGCAATTGAATGCTACGAAGCTGGAACTGGTTTTATGCTCATCAAGCGTCAAGTATTTGACAAGATGTTTAAAAAGTATAAAAAATTAAAATACAAAGATGATACAGGAGCCTTACACGGTGCAGAAGCAGAGAACGCTTATGCATTATTTAACTCTTATGTAGATGACGATGGCAGATTTTTGTCTGAAGACTATGGGTTCTGTCGTTACTGGCAGAAGATGGGTGGAAAAATTTGGGTAGATCCAACAATTAATTTGACCCACTTTGGCAGAGTCAAATATGTTGGAAAAATGTTAGAATTTTTAAAGAGAATAACACAATAACTTTTAAGTTTCTGCATTACTATATCCCTAGTTGATTTTAATGAATTTACACTAGGAGTAACATGGCCCGCTTAAGAATTGAAACCGCACCTGAGATTACCGTATACGACGAATCTTTTGTAATTAAAGCAGCTGCTGGAGCAAGTGCTCCGTTGGCAGAATTTAAAAACTCATCTGGTACAGTAGTTGGCAATATAGCATCAGATGGTACATTGAATGTTCTTTCCGTTGTCAGCTCAAATGCAGGCACAACATCAACCTCACTTGCTACAAGGGGATATGTAGATTCGTTAACAGCAGGAATTAACTGGCACGAAGTTGCAAATTTAGCAACAGCTGCAGCACTGCCAACAGCCACTTATGCTAATGGTACAAATGGCGTAGGAGCAACTCTTACTGGTGATTCAAATGGCAGACTAACCGTTGACGGTTCACAAGTCACAACTGGCCAGGCTATATTGGTTAAGAATCAAGCAAACGCTGTTCATAATGGTATTTACACAGTAACCGAACAAGGTGCTACATCAACAACTGCATTCATTCTCACACGTAGAGCAGACGCAGATAATAGCTTAGCTGGTACACTAAAAACCGGTGATGCACTTCTAGTTCTTTCTGGATCAACAAACTCTGGTCAAGGTTTTATTCTTACATCAACTGGCTCTGGCACTGCTGGTGCATTTGTTCTTGGCACTGATAGCTTAACGTACACCCAGTTCACTGGAACAGCAACTTTATCTGCTGGTGACGGCATGACAAAAACTGGAAATCAACTTGATGTCGTTACTGCATCGAGTAACAGAATTGTAGTCAATTCTGATAGTATTGATCTTGCTACAGTTAGTCAGACAAATACCTCTGGCTCAAATACTACCTCTTTTATTAGTGCTCAGACCATTGACTCATATGGAAGAGTAACTGGAACACAAACATCTTCAGTATCTTTTGTTGGCTATGCAACTCTAGCTAGCCCGGACTTAACTGGAGTGCCTACTGCACCAACAGCAGCCGCAAGCACAAACAATACTCAAGTTGCCACCACCGCCTTCGTGGCCGATGCAGCTATTCTTAAGACTGCAGCAAATGCTAAAGGTGACATTTTTACCGCTACAGCAAATGATACTCCAGCTGTTCTTTCACTTGGAACAGACGGATATTATTTGAAAGCAAATTCATCAGCAGCAGCAGGAATTGAATGGGGTGCTATTCCAACAATCAATAATCTCGATGATATTGGCGATGTAACTATAACCGGTAATGCAACAAACCAATTCCTTAAATATAATGGTTCTGCCTGGGTTAACTCGTCAGTTCCAACGATCAACACGCTTGACGATGTTGGTGATGTAACAATTACTAGCGCATCTGCAAACCAGCTTCTTCAGTATAATGGTTCCGCTTGGGTCAACACTTCTAATCCAACAGTTGGAGGAAACCTTACAGTTTCTGGAAACCTTACAGTTTCTGGAACAACAACAACGCTTAATACAGAGACTTTAACGATTGATGATAACATCATTATATTAAATAATAATGAAGCAGGAACTCCATCACAAAATGCTGGTATTGAAGTTGAGCGTGGTACATCCACAAACGTAGCTCTTCGTTGGAATGAAACAACAGACTGTTGGGAATTCACAAACGATGGCACAAACTATCAAAGAATCATTACTGACACAGTCACCAATGCCCAGACAGCTAGCTATACCTTAGTGTTAGCAGACAGTGGCAAGATGGTTGAAATGGGCGTTGCCTCAGGAAACGCTTTAACAGTACCACCTAACTCTTCAGTAGCCTTTCCTATTGGCGCTACACTCACAGTTCTCCAAACTGGAGCTGGTCAGTGCACGCTAACAGCCGGTGCTGGAGTAACACTTAACGGTACTCCTGGACTTAAGTTGCGTACGACTTGGTCATCTGCTACACTTATTAAACGCGCAACTGATACATGGGTTGCTCTAGGAGACTTGGTATCATAATATGGCTGAAAATACTGGTAAAAAACAAAATAGAAAAGCTCCTAAGCCTACAGTAGCAGCACGGAGCAGCTGACTCAGCAGCCAATACCACAATCACAAATGCTGGCTTTACTGTCGGTTCAGTAACTGATACCGCTACAGCAAATGCTGCGATATTAAATCAAGTTAAGACTGCTCTTACCGATACTACCGTAACACCTCTGGGTACAGCTATTTCTTATGAAAGACACGCTCCGTTTTTTCCTCCATACTTCCCTCCATACTTCCCACCGTATTTCCCACCTTATTTCCCACCATGGTTCCCACCATTCTTCCCACCGTTTTTCCCACCGTTTTTCCCACCGTTTTTCCCACCATTCTTTCCACCATTCTTCCCACCATTCTTTAAGTAGAATCTAATTATAGAATAGTTTAAAGAATGATAACTAATTTGGCGGACATATGGAATCTAATTCCTATGTCCGCTTTTTTAGTTTGTTGTTTGATAATAAATTATTTACAAAATAATGAAAAATTTCTTTCAATATTTAGAAAAAACGGATCTATTAATCCAAAAGAAAGTTATAGTTCTGGTCAGTTAATACAAAGTGGAATAAGTTTTATTATCGCAATTGGTTGGATCTATTTAATAATTACAGAGATTAGATTCAATGTTTGGAGTAATATACCAATTAGAACATTGGGGCTAATGTATTTAGCTTCAGATATAATGGCCCTAATCAAGAGTGACAACCTGCTTCAGAAGTCTACAAAGTACCATCATTACGGCGCTATAGCTATGGCTATTATGGCACTATGTGTTGACTTTCAGCAGTCAAACATTGGCCAACTTGGAGCATCATATTGTTTCACAGCAGCAGCAGCATCATCTGTCAACACATATTTGGCCCTAAAGCTTTATTATAATGTAAGCTGGCTAAAGGTAGTAGCCAAGTATAATTATGCAGTTACCTTTACTGCAAATATGACTTATCATATTTTAAATTGGCAAAAAAACTTACCAGGATATATATATCTTATAATAATAATTGGCCCAATATGGGCAGATATAACACTTTTAAAATCTTTATTTCGTAAAGAAAAATTACAATAATTTAGTTATAGTATAAAAAGAAGGGGTGGTAAATCTTTCGCCACTTATAACTTTTTTCACACCATGTAGATAATTAATATCTCCAGGATGAGCTACAGCTAAACCAGGTTTCGGCTTCACTTCCAGATCATGTTGAGGATAGTATAACTCCCCACCTTCAAAACCATCGTTATAATAGATTAATGAATTAAGATCATATGTGGGAAAAGGATTTGGCGAACCATCATTTAGTTGCTTATCAGCATGCGGTTGCTGCTCTAGTCCAGGGAACCACCTAATGATAACCGGTGGTCTAACAGAAACCTGAACTTTAAAAGTATCTTCTAAAAGATATTTCATTTTTAAAATGTATTTGTCCACTAAATTATAGACATCTAAATTAATTCGATTAAGGATATCATAGCTACATTGTCTATTCGACCAGTATGAAGCGTCATAGGTGCAGGTTCCGTCCTCAGCATATTGATTTTCTCCAGCATCCATCCATTCATTGATATTGGGTAAAAAGTTTTGTATAGTTTTTAAATCATCTAACTCTACAAAGTTTTCTACAACAATGATATTATCTTTAGATGAGCCAAAATAACCTGGTTCCACTAAAGACTTATCGTCTGACTGAAAATCCATATGCACTCCTTGGCTTTGTTTTGTGATATAGTATATCACTAAGGAAAGAATCAATCTACAAAAGGAAAGAAAATGGAATTTTTTCACGTAGGCGCCTGCGCTAATCCGGAGGATAACAAAAAGTTTGGAATTTATTTGTATAGAAACGCCATTCCAAGAGAGCTTAATATTCCAGAAAGATTAGAAGCTGCAATTGGTGATAGCACACATGAGTTATTTAAGTGGTCTGAAGCAATGGTCGGGTATAATGCAAAAATGCCGGAGTATAGAGATTGTGTTGACTTGAAAATGAGCCCATATCATTGGCCATATCTTACTCCAGAATTTGAAGAAGTTAAAAAATGTTATGAAGATGTCGAAACGCATCTCAGAAAATGCCTAACGCACTATGAATCTCTTTACAATTTTAAGATGGACTATATGGAGGCAATTAACTTCGTTAGATATAATCCAGGCCAACATTTTTCAATACACGCAGATCACGGTTTTTCCTATAGCTGTACTGTTTCTTCGGTAATATATCTAAATGATGATTATGAGGGCGGGGAACTATGGTTCCCTTACCTGGATATTAACTTCAAACCTCAAGCAGGAGATATTATTATTTTCCCATCTACTTTTATTTACGCGCATGCTTCCTTAAAGGTCACTAGTGGCACTAAATATTCAGCAGTCACGATGTTTGACTATAACGATAATAATCACAAGTATGCTATCGGACACACTTCCGATGGACCTGTGTCTGATAAAACTGCAGGCATAACAAAAGGTATGAATCAGCCCATAGTCTACCCAATGCCGGGCCAGTCATGATAGAGCAAAATGAGATCCCATTCCTTCAGACATTTGAAGAATCATTGTATGACGTGCCTATAAACTCTATCAACGGAGAAGAAAACATACTATCTAAATATAAGGGGAAAGTTACTCTGATTACAAATGTAACAGGAGAGTGCGCCAACTCAGCACAATACCCAATTATTGAGTCTTTATACCACGAATATAAGGATCAAGGCTTTGAAGTACTAGCTATACCAAGTACAGATTTCTGCGAGTTTGCATACGGAGAATTTGCAGATACAAGTGCAACAGCAGAAAAGATGCAAGCACACATGCAGAGTCATTATAAAACAGATCTACCATATACCGAAATGGTAACCATCAAAAAAGATGAAGACACTGGTTCAGTCCCACATAAGCTTTATGAAATTCTTCAATTTGGTGGTTTTCCAGCAAATGGTGGACCAGTTCAAGGTAACTTTGAGAAGTTTATTATCTCTAGAGATGGCAAAAAAATGTACAGATTCTGTAACTCTGACCTTTTAGATTTGGCGTTCGACGCTGGAAATAGAAAAACCAACTCTAATCAAGCTTTAATAAATGTTAAGGCAGCAATTGAAGTCATGTTGGAAGGATTGGTATAACAAATGACGAAAGTTACACTAACTAAAACACATCAAAATCCACCAAGTATAGTCCAGTCTAGATTAAAAAGAGACTGGATGGACAACACATATAAAAAGCATGCCTACCAATGCCTGCCTATGACCACTGCCAATGTACATGGATGGGAAATAATACTCCCCCAGGATGTAGTAGTTCAATGGGATGGTGGAAATACTAACGTAAAAATTCTCAGTGGTGAGACCTACAAGGATAGAACACTCGCGCATGGTGGAATTGTAGGCATGGTTTCTTTTTCTATTGGGTGGATCTTTGGCACTGAAGAGGGTTATGGAACTTGGATTAGCGGTTCTCCAAACTACATGCTTGATGGAGCATCTCCATTGTCTGCAATTATTCCAAGTAGCTGGTGGCCAGATGAATCCCAAATGAATTGGGCTATTGATAAAGTAGGAGAACCAGTTACATTCCCAGAAGGAATGCCGTTTGTATTCTTTAATATTTTCCAAAGTGATTTACTTGAATCAGTAGAGTTTGAAGTAAACAATCTTTGGGATAAGCCAGAATTAATGAATGCTCGAGCAGCGTATGGGGACGCAAAAATGAAGAAAAATGTAGAAGAACCCTGGACTTGGATGAAAGGCATCAAAACTGGTTTAAATGAAAAAGGTGAAAGAATTGGTCCAGCAAATTCTGGTTTATTAAAATTAAATAATCCAGAATTTTAGATATCAAAATTGAAGTATCCTAGTTACTATTAACACGTAGCTTAATTGAAAAGGTGAGGAAAAATGGCATTTACAAATATAAGCAAATCAGATAAATTAATTGCTCTCAATGCAGCAAAGGCTGAATTTGAGCGTGACTTGTACAGAAATTTAACTAGACTTGGTGTTGACGCCGATGTCTACGATGTTGACGGCTTTAGTTTTGATCCTAATGCTTCTTCAGAAGATACAGATCCAGAATATAAAATAAAAGAACTAATTGCTAGCACAATTGAAAAACTAGCTGTAACCAACGAAAAAATATCTAACCTTTAATAAGGGAGCATTATGCAAAATGTAAGCGCAGAAGAACTGCTTTCTGTAAAAAACAAAGCTATTACATATTTAGAGAAATCAACATATATGTTAGCTACTCTTCTGGGGATTGACTCAGACGAGCTTTCTTCATCAATGGAAAAGCCAGCTAGCATATTAGATTCTAACCAGGAATTAGCGTTTCAGTCTTTGATTAATCAAGTTACGATTCTTGACGGATTAAAGGACTAGTAAAATATGTCGAATCCAAACTTAATTAATGAAGATTCTCTTGGCATTATACAAGAAGCAAATAATTACGCAGTTTGGTCCAAAGAAGACGGTTCTTATAAATTTAATGACGGTTCACTTTTTCAGTGCGCAGGTCTTTTTTCACCATCGGTAGCACTGATTCAGGATAGTATACAAATAGAAGACGAAGATTTAATATAAAGATAGGATTTTTATGCCGTTCGATGCTCAAAAAAATATAAGCTACATAGAAAAGCAATTGGCCTATTTCATGTTTATGATTGGGTTAGATCCAGAGCTACTAGACACAATAACAATTGATGAATTGCTGAGCGCTGCAAGAGATTTGTCAAAAGTTGATAAAGAATCTTCATCTGCTTTTGTTGTCGGTCAAACGCAAATGCAATATTATACAGGTGCACCAGAAGATGCATACCTAAAACACCAAAGATTATTTTTAATATTAAATATTAGAAGATTTTGGTATTGGCGTCAATTAGCAATAGGAGCTTTAAACCATGGATAATAATAAATTTTATTTTTCTAGACTGGAACAACTAGTTAAGTATAAGGCACTTGATATTCAAGATACTATTGATATATCCAGAAAAGTAAATGATTACATTACTACTCTTCCAATAGACAAAAGAAGAGAAGCAATTGGTAAAGATCTTGTTACTTGGTTTTTTGAGGTTTTTTCAGCAGAAGATTCCGTATGGAATGAAACTGTTGCATCTGAATATACTTCATCGTACGTAGAGATGTTATATCTAGCAGCAAAACCTACAAAAACCCTTATGAGTAATCCAGCTTTTAATTACGCCATCGCTAAGTTAATGAATTCTTCAACAGATCTTACGCTTGTAAATAACTATCATGTTGATTATCTAGAGCATTGTTTAGCCGATGAAAATGTTTCTTGGAATTATGAAGTAAAGACAATGCAAGATGTAGAAAACGAAGATCTTGGTCAATTTGATTTTATTTTTATAAGCACATTTGATATTTGTCATGATGTATCTCTTGTAAAAAACTTCTGTAACGCATTAAATTCCGGCGGCACTATGGTGATATCACATACAAACGACGATTTAAGAGCCTATAGCCCGGAGATCGAATATACTTCAGCATACGAAATGCATGAGAGCATAAAGTCACTATCTGGTCTTAACGTATACCATATCCCAACAGCACCTGGACATACTGTAGTCATTAAGGATTAATTTTACATGATAGTCATTGATGACTATATAAAAGATAAAAGTCTTTTGCAGGAGATAGAAAATACAAAAGACTTTTTTCCTATCTCAATGGGTAATGAAGATCGAATAGCTTCTGAATTAAACAACTATCATAATGAGCAGTCTGATTTTTATGCACCATACATGTTTTGGAATGGTTGGCATAAATCACCGGCAAACACAGCAAGAAAAAAGGTGATTAAAGCAATTTGGGAAAATAATCTACCATTCCCCATTGAAGAATTGTGCGGTTTTGAATACTGGACAAGAACATTTAAACCTGGTCAATACTTGGAAACACACGTTGATGAAGATACATTTCTTTATGCAGACACTAAAATATTTAGAGGGCCCAAAATAGGCTGCGTTTATTACCCAGAGTTTAACGAAGTTGTGGGTGGATTCTTGGAACTGCACCCAACTGCAGTTTCTGAACAAACTCACAACGCGCTAGAAATGGAAAATATTCTACCACTTACAGTACCAATTGAACTTAGGGAAAGAATAGCCTGCGAACCTAACAGGTTGATTATTTTTGATGCAGGTCACATAATACACAATACTACTCCACCAATAACAGGAGTTCGTCGTGTGATGGTTATTAATGTTTGGCATTTAGAAAATCAACCAACAGCTTTAAAAACAGGTAAATTTTATTACGAATAATAGCCTAACGACTGCTACACATAGCGATATACATATGATACACTTATAGTTATGATTAAAGACCAGCACAAAATAGACATTACTGGCAATTGGGAAGCTTATATCCAAACTCCATTTGGAGAAGCAAAAGCAATAGCTTTGATAAAAAAAGATGACGTTACTATTTCTGGAACAATAAATGGTGAGAATGGATCATTTGATTTTGATAATGGAACTATTATTGAAAATACTTTTGTTTTCTCCGCAACTATAGATACCCCTATAAAAGCTACTATTTCAGTAAGCGCAGAAATAGAAGATTATACTTTTAAAGGAAAATTAATGATAGATGAATATTTGACAATGAATATTTTAGGTAAAAAAAATGTCAATATATAAAATACCAGCCACTTCTATAGATGGAGAAGAAAACTTCTTATCAAAATTTGATGGAAAACTGACGCTCATAGTCAATGTTTCTACAAAATCTGGCGGGTATGAACCTAAATGCTCAAAGATATGGTCTTATGCGAGAACATGTAGGCAGCTGTGGCAGTTGCAAAAAGTGCACGATGAATTTAAGGATAGAGGATTTTCCGTGTTGGCTTTCCCTAATAATCAATTTGCTGGCATGGAGCCAGGAACAAACGAAGAAATAAAAGCCTGGGTTAAAGAGCAATATCCATTTGTTACATTTCCTTTTTTTGAAAAAGTTGATGTAAATGGAAAAAATGAACATCCTTTATTTGCAGCTCTTAAAGGTAATGAGAAAAGAAATTACTCTGACTTTACAGCTGATCAAAGTGAAAAAGCTGCACAAAATCAAAATTTAGCAGGACAAGCAATTGCAAGAATTTCGCATGGCTATGAAAAGTTTTTAGTAAGTAGAGACGGAGTCATGGTTGCTAGATTTAACTGGCAAGATATGCCGCTAGACGAAGTGCCAAGAGTCATGGGGGCGGGTTGGACGATAAGGGAAGCTATTGACGAGATGTTAGGATAGTTATGGAAAACCAATCAACCGATAAGCACATAAGTAGCACACCTTTCCCTGTTACGCCAACTATATCTCAAGATACCCTTAAAGAGATATCTGAAATAGAAATGGAAATATTAGCTCCAGGAATTATAGTTTTTAGAAACGCTTTTAACATAGATCAAAAACTAGTATTGGATTATATAGATTCTAAATCACAAAAAGCACATGAAAATAGATGGACTTATATCACCGGGGAAGATGGCGTAGAATACGGCATTAACGAAGATGGTTTTAGATATAGGCTTAAAGATGTTCCGGCAACTCCAATAAGACTCCTGCATCCTGTTACTGATGAAACTCCAGAAGAAATTAAAAACTTCTTTCTTTATCTCGAAGAACAAAACTATAAGTGCTTGCTTAAATACATTGACAATTATCCATTAATAATTGGTAGCATTTGGTGGAAAAATAGGGGTCATGTTTTAAGATATGGAGATGGTGGAATCTTAGGTTGTCACGCTGATAATGATACTAATTATAAGGTAACCGGTGGTGTGAGATATATGCCAAGAGGTATGGTTGCATCAAGACAGACATGCGGATCATTGTTATACTTAAATGATTGTGTTGACTCTGAAGAAGAATTAGATGGAAGAAACTTTACTGGCGGACATCTTCGTTTTGTCCACTTAAATGTTTCATACAAACCACAAAGAGGAGACATTATATTTTTCCCAACAAACTTTGTTGCATCACACGATGTTGAAAGAATGGGCAAGGGTGTAAGATATTCTTATTTATCATTCTTTGGTCAAGGTGGCGATGACGTTTCAGCTAATGTAGTTATTAGTGAACCGGAAAGAAGCTTTGAATGGTGTCCAGCAGTATGGCTAAATAACATCTATGATGACTATGAATTATATTGTAAGTCTCCATATTCAATCTATTCTGATCCAGAAAAGTACAAAGTAGAAATGGGCTGGAATCCAGTGTACCAAGGAAGAAATGTAGCACAGTACAATACTACTCATGAGGCTGTAAAAGTTGAAGAACAACCAGCAAAAAGTTTAGGTGAGGTTCTTCCAGAAGGACCATGTGGAACAGAGCCGACAAGAGTGTAATATGACTGTAAAAAATGTTCAACCCAAACATTTAGGTATGGGCATAGTTGTTTTCGAAAACGCTATTGATGTTGATCAAGATATAATAATACCTTTTATTTCTTCTTTAAAAGAAAAAGCAATAAAAGATGACTATAAGATTATTTATGACGAAAATAAAAAACCTTTATATGCGATAAATAGAAGTGGGCATAGATATGATATAGAGGATATCCACACCAGCTCTAGTCATATTATGGACTTTTTAGACAAAGATAGCGATTCATATTTGATAGACTTTTTTTCACGATGCGAAAAAACATTCTACACTAATCTAATCAAGTATGTAGAGTTGTTCCCCATGCTGCTTCCAAGCTTGTGGTGGAGGACTCAGGGCCACATTTTGGCATATGGGCCAGGAAGTTCAATGGGTCTTCATAGTGATAACGATGTGAACTATCAACCCGGTTTTGAGCCAGACTGGCAGGTCGCAACAAGAAGTGTTGTAGGTTCAATTATATATTTTAATTCTTCAGTTGATTCTAATGATGATATTAAAAAATATGAATATTTAAATGGAGAAATTTGTTTTCCTTACGCAGATGTAGTATATAAACCAAAATCTGGTGATTTAATATTTTTCCCATCAAATTTTTTAGGCTCACACTATATCAACCCATGCAATAGTGGAAGTAGATATGGCTATATAGGGTACTTTTCTCAAGGGTCTGCTCACCCCGATAGGGGCATAAACATAACCAACGAAAATATTCCTCCTGGACTGCAGGGCCAAATCTGGATGCCAGAAATTGTTAATGACTATAGAGACTATATTACAGATAAATATGGTAAAGACAATCAAAAAACAAGTGAGTTGTTAAAACCAACATATAGGATGTATAATAGTTCCAATACGGTTAAGGAGTTAATGAATGACTAGATTAGTAATCAATAACAATATTGAGGGTAAAAATCTTGGTGGTGGTGTAGTTCTTTTTGAAAATGCAATTGATTTTGACGCAGACAAAGCATTTGACCTGTGTGAAGAAATTGTTACACGAGAAAAAAATGCGATGTACACACCAGGAATAGACCCAGAAACTGGTGAGGAAGTATACGTTAATAGAAGTGGATATTTCTTTGCCAAAGACTCTATCGATATGATGCCAGGAAGAGGGTCTGCTGCACACCAAGATCCAAGAGAAAATGTTATGCAGTTCCTTTCAGAATTAGAAGATTCTAGAGATAAATATCTTTTTAAATATTTAGAATTTTATCCATTAGCTTTTAAGTGTATTTGGTGGAAAGTAAAAGGGCATATTGTAGCCTATAAAAAAGGTGGCTACCTAGGGACCCACTCAGACATTAGTACGGATTACATCTACGGTGCTTGGACCCCAAATGATCAACTAGCAATGAGAAGTACTGTTACGGCATTAATCTACTTTAACGATTGTGTTGACTCTGAAGATAAATTAGATGGAAAAAATTTTACTGGTGGTCATCACTATTTCAATTATTTAGATATTACGCATATTCCAAAAAAGGGAGACATTTTGTTTTTCCCTGCATCGTATACTGCTGGCCATGAAGTTAGACTAATCGAAGGTGGAACAAGATATTCATATCTTGGATGGTACAGCCAAGGAACTCCCAATATTGAGGTTAAGGAATCTGTAGTAGATCCTAAGATAGATCCAGTAGCTGCTCAGAGTTCAACAAATGTGTATATGCCGACTTTTGTAGAGGATTACAGAGAGCATCTCTTGGCAAGAGGGTATGATGAATTTTCTGAACCATACAGAATTACAAAATCGAGCTACGGGTCATAATGTTAAATACTAATTTAAATATGAAAGATATTGGGAGTGGTCTATGCGTTGTAGAAAATGCCATAGAAATTGATCAAGATTTTTTATTTGAATATATAAATTTCTTAAAAGAAGCAGAAGAAGAAACATTTACCTATGTTGAAGAAGATGGAAAAAAATACGCTATAAACAAAACTGGTTTTAAATTCGACCTAGATAAAGTTAGTGAAGCGCCAAGTAGGTTTATTGATCCTCTTCTTAAAATGAGTAAAAAAAATCCTACCGAAAAACAAGAAAAATTTATCGAAGATCTAGAAGATTTAATGTATAGGATATTAGTTGAATATTGTAAATACTATCCAGTTGCTGCTACAGTATGTTGGTGGAGAGGTATGGGGCATATTGCAACATACAGTAAGGGTCAGAGTATAGGGGTCCACTGTGATGACCAAATACCATTTCAATTTGGCAAGCCCATTGGGAATGAGTACCCAAAACATAGTAAAGTTAGTGTAAATATTTATCTTAACGATTGTGTTGATTCTGAAGAGGAATTAAATGAACATAATTTTACTGGTGGAGAAATTATACACAAATACGCAAAGCACACACACAAGCCAAAGTCTGGTTCTGCAGTTATTTATCCAACTAACTTTATAGGGACTCATGAGGTTGCGCCAGTGACTAATGGTTTGAGAATAGCATATCTTGGCTCTTTTCATTACGGAACTCCCGAGCACGCCTCAGAAAATGACTGGAGAATCTGGATGCCAAACCTTAAAAAAGATGCTGGATTAGAATACTGATTTAACAGTTACTATAACGCTGTCTGATCTCAAAGGGTTAAAAATGCTTTATAATGAACCTATTTCGTATAGCCAAGCTAATACTACCTTTAATGGTGATCTATACATTTATGTAGCAAGTATAGAAAATCCAATCATTGTCAACAATATAACTTTCTTCTTTGTTTCAAATCAAGATTATTCCAACCTTACAACCATAAGTGTTATCAGCGTAGATGTTAGTCCAGAGGGCAGGATAAGTGTAGAGGCCTATGCGGACCAGGTAGACTCTCTGTTGGCCACTAGTGTAATAGGTATAACTGGAGAGGCAGAGATTTCCATAGACGGCCTAGTAGGCGCAAGTACAACTGGTCAAGGACAGATTACATTAACCCCTTAGGCCAGTACTATTAAATATATCGATAAATTGGAGTCAATATGGCATTAAACAATGTTTTGGTGAATGATACTGTCAAAATAAAAGTAAAATTCTTAGATCAAGATTCTAGCGGCAATCAAGTAGATGCCACTATGACCAGTGTTACGGTAACTATCGTCGACATAAATGAAACTCCAATTGTAAACGCAGCTAACGCAACATCAACATCAGCTTCTGAATGGTACTACCCATTCGTTCCAACTGTAGCTGGAGCATATTCCGTAACTTTTACTGGCACTACAAACGGCAGTCCCCCTAAAACAATAACGTCTCAAACAAACATATACGCCAACAACAATGCCACTGACTATAGACCAACTGTGACATTGAGGGCAGACGAAACAATACTTTTTGCTCCAGACGTTTCTCCACTTTATTTAGACCCAGAAGAATTACTGCCGATTTTTCCAGAGGCTTCTTTAATAGAGATTGGAGAAATGATTTATCATCATTCTCTAGAAATACAAGAGATGTATAAACTAAAAGATGATGTAGATCCACTTACTCTCCCATCTGTTGTTTTGGATTATATTAAAGCAGCTGCAGCATGTGATCTTAGTAGAACATATGGATTTGGTGGAGATGATGAGCTGTCTCTAAAACTCGGTGACCTAGAAGTAGTAAATAGATCTGCACCAAGGCAGATTGCTACAAGGTCAAATGCAACTACTTGGTGTCAAATCGCTGCTTCTTTAAGAAGAGAAGTTATTTCCAAGAAAGTATCAATGAAGGGTGTACTTCCAAAAGGTATACCAAATAAAAAAATCTCACTTACCGAAAGAGATCCGGGAACCGGTAAGAGAATATATATAACAAGTAAAGATATGTATTCTGTTGGAAGCTCATATATCACGCAAGACAATACAGTAGTTGATAGAAGACTAAGACAGTATGATTAATACGGCAAAAGCTTTTCAAAAGATATTAAGAGAATGGGGTCATGACGTTTTGATCCAAAGAAGACTCTCCGATGATGGAGTATATTCTGATAGATTTGAAAAAGTCACAACCAGACATATAACTGCAGCTTCAAGATATCTGGCTTCTACCAAAGAAGAGACCACAGAAGGTGTTATAATTAACTCTGATAGAATTTATTACTTTGCACCTGCAATTAATCCAAAATCAGGGGATAGAATATATGAGGAAATTTCTTCTGGTTTAGAAAATCAAATTTTGTACGTGATTGAAGAGTGTTATCCAGTTAGAGGCAAAAATGGAAAGATTGAGTTCTGGACAGTTGGAGCTACAAAAGAAAGTCCGATGAGTTAAATTATGTTAGTAACAGCGCCTGGCCAAACAGTAGAGATTCCATTTGTATATAGAGATGGATATGACTATGTTGACCCAACTACAAATATAACTATCTTTTTAAAAAGAGGTTACAATAGCGCTGGTGCATCAATACTAGGGCCGTACACATACAACATTACACAAGCGTTAGCAGCTAGCCCAAACACAATTCAAACATATGAAAATGGAACTTATGTAGAAAGAAACTCTGAAGGTTCATATACGCTTTATATGAAAATTCCTTCAAACATTTTTGATGGAGAGTATACTGTTGCAATTAACGCAATGGCTGGCGGAGCACTCGATGCAAAAGAAATAGCCTTACAAACTAAGGGAACAATTGATGTTTCTTTTGATGATTATTCATTAACGGAAAAAACAGTTGCGTTGAATAACAGATCAAAGTATAGAAAAATTGGCCAATTTGATACAAATAATATATTACTAATAGGTCACACAGATGCGCTGGAACCATACGGAATACAAAAAGTAAGTTCAATTCAACAAGGTATAAATTTATTAAGAGCTGATTTTAATTCACCTCTACTTAGGGGAATGTTCGATGCGTATAGTTGTGGGGCAAGAGATATATACATAATGTCTGCTGGATACATGAGTGAATATGTAGAAACCGTTTCAGAAAGAAACGCAGCAAGATTTAAAGATTCTGTTAATAATACTACTAGTTTCTATCAACTTTATTATAATAGACTTTCCGAGTGCTATAACATGTTAAGGGAATATGATTTCTTTGACATTGTTGTTCCTCTAGAAACTTCGATAGTAGATACCGGAACTGTTAACTTTGTTAAACAACTTGCTACTTATTGCAATGCCGTACAAGCTAATAGCGGAGAAATAACAATAGGTATAATTGGTTCTAGAACAGATGGTATTAATGCTACCGACACAGCAAGTTTATTGGTAAAGAATTTTGAAATTGAATCAACCGTTGATCTTAATGGGTACATCACCAAAGACACTGGCAAGCATGTTATTTTAGTTTATGGAGAAATGATTTTTAATCATAAACAAATTCAAAGAAGTTACGCAGCGTCAGCTGCTGCTGCAGTAGCTGGAATGATTAGTTCCACACAGGTAAATATTGGCTTAAGTAAAAAAAGAATACCTGCAGCTCTATCAATATTTGGTGTTGATTTGTCTACTGATGAAGTTAAAAAACTTAATGCAAAAGGAATTAACGCTCTAACAAGAGGTGGAAGATCAAGAAAATTTGGTGGCCCATACGATGTTTATCTGAGTAGCGACTATACACAGTCAATAAGTGAATCTTTCAAAGATGCTTCAAATGTTAGATTAGCAGCAATGGTTATTGCAGAAGTCCAATCACTAAGTAAAAATGCAATAGGAAAATTTGCCTACTCCAAATTAAGCGCAAAGGTTGAAGCACTTCTTTCTTTTTTGAAAACTAATGACATCATAAGAGACTATCAATTAGAGTCTTATGCAGATAAAACTGTCAAAGGCAAGTTATATTTTAATATAACACTAAAGTCATCTAGAACGCTAAGACAGATATCTTTTAACATAGCAACAGGCAAGGGTGTGTAATGGCACAAAATCAAATTAGATTCCCATCTTCAAACATTAACGAGATTGATTATAATAGAATGTTTGGGGCGCCTTTGCAGGCACAGGGTAACTTAACATATCTAGAATTTATAACAGCGGTTAAAGCGCTATGGGAAAACGCATACCCATCGATCAAAATAAAGCCAACACAATCAGGCGACTACGCTGAATACCCAGTTATTGTTTATGGCTTAGAACTAAGAAGGACTCACTCTTCTGAGCCTAAGCCAAGAACAAGAATCAGCCCAAACAATGATGTTGCTGTTTTTGGGCAAAGATTTCAAAATATAGTTACTTTTACTGTCATAACAGAGACTACCGAGGGAGCCCAATTAAAGGGCACAGTAGGTAGATCTTCTGGCCCAGAAGTAGCTGATCAAATAATAGAAGCCTTTGAAGACTTTATGCTGGAGTACACTCCAGTTTTTAAAAGACTAGGAGCTTCAGAGCTGGTTTACGCCAGAAGAATGTCAGACTCTGAAGAAAATAGAGGTTCCTCAGACACCAACAGAAGAACGGTTAGCTATATGTTAACCACAGAAAAGCTGTTTGCTATGGAGGTCCAGAAGATCGAAGAGATTTGCGTAGACGTTAGAAGATATATGGCCTACGAAAAAGAGCTGTGGGATGAGTATTATTATGGCTCTACCCCATCCTTTGAGGGCACCACCCTTAATATAATTGACTTAAATCAGGGCGCTACTCCAAATTCATAGTATTTATGTAGTTTGTTTTCAATGACGCACCATTACTATATCCATGAAGTAAAAATATAAAATGCTGCAAGCGGAGGTCTAAGGACAATGGCTCTACCAGGTGTAAAAACAATAATCAAAGATAGATTTTATAGCATTTCTCGCCAGGATATTCCTGTTGGTCCGAGAGTTGTTCTAATTGCTAAAAGAGGAACCGTCAGTGGAACTGGCAATGTTCAAGATCTCGACGTAGTACAAGCTACTGGAGAACAGGATGTCATCACTGCATTTGGTGAAGATTCACAAATCCACAGAGGATATTTTGAACTTGTAGCAGGCGGAGCCGAAAGAGTATACATCGTTCCACTTCCAGCAGACTCAGTATTCAATCATACAACTGGTGTAATCACCAGCTCAACGTATGCAGCAGCAGGCGGCGGTAACGTATTTGACGCAGCATTTGAATCAGCAGAAGCTGCACAGCCAGATATCATTGTCCCTTGGGGCCGTGGAACTCACTCAAGCGAGTGGCAAGATCCTGCAACTCCAGGTGATGACGAAGAGTATGGCTTTTATGCAAATAACGCAGCATCGACAAGCAGCTGGGCAGGAAAAATAGCTTACAAGGTAAAGCAAATTTCCGAAAACTCACACGCATGTTTTGCAATCATGGGCATTAAGGCATATGTTGGAACTTCACAATTCATGACTCCAGCACAGGTTTCTTCGCACATTTACAACGCAGGTGCAGGTCCTGCAAACTTAATCAGCAGAAATTCAACTGTAGATTTTGGAACAAACGGAGATGGTTTGTTTAAAGAGATCGGAAGACATATCGTAGTTATTGCTTCAGAACTGAAGCCAGTTAACTATCCAGCTGATTGGGGTTTTGCTAATGGTGCAACTACGTTTGCGTCAGCAATTAGCAGAATGTCTTCATTCACTTCACCAGTCAATAAGACTGCTTACAACGTTGCTGCGCTAAGATATAACCCAACAAGAACACACCAGAACGGTCTTTCTGAACTCGGTGTAAACTTTATTGCATTGAACTTCAATAAGGTTCCTACTTTCGTAGAGGGTTTGACAATGGCAGCAGGAACTTCGGACTACACAAGAATCTCAACAATGAGAATTGTTACCGAAGCAGCTCTTTTGGTAAGACAAGTTTGCACGAAGTTTGTTGGCGAGGCATCCACGTTGCAGACACGCAACTCAATGGAAACAGCCATTACTTCGGCATTAAAGGGGATGCAACAAGTAGGAGCCTTGCTAGACAGTGACTTTACAGTAAGTTACTGGCCAGCAGAAAACAAGGCGTTTGTTGACCTCGTAATCACGCCAGCATTTGAACTCAAGAACATTGAAGTTCAAGTAGCTGTCACAATATAATAATCATATAATTAATATACCGAATTGGAGGGTATAATATGGCTGGTTCAGACTATTACGACAGCGCGGTCAATAAGTATCTCAATACTTACACCACGTTCTCAGGAGCAGATATCGTAGCTACTTTTGGTGGCATCGAAATTGGAGCTCTTTCAGGAATCACTTTCTCTGTAACCAGAGAGAAAGCTCCTATTTACACAATGGGTTCACCAAACCCAAGATCGTTCTCAAGAGGCAAGCGTGGAATCGCAGGCTCATTGATCTTTACAGTGTTTGACCGTCCAGCTCTTTACCAGATGCTTGATGCCAACCACCAGAAGGACAATCCACAAATGTTCTACACCAGAAGACATAACACTCTTCCAGGTGATGTTGGACACAAGCGCGGAATTGCAGAATTCTCAGCTCAAGATTCTGACATAGTATCACAGGTTCCATTCTATGCTGACCAAATTCCTCCGTTTGACATAACGATCACTTTTGCCAACGAATATGGCCAAGGTGCAGTTCGCTCGATCTATGGCGTTGAACTTCTCAATGAGGGTTCTGGCGCTTCGATGGACGACATTGTTATCGAAGAAACGATGACTTATGTTGCCAGAGAAATTGGACCAATGTACAGAATAACCACTGATCAGTTGTCCAATGGCAAGTTTAATACGGGTGATCTGAAAGACATTATCAACAAGGACACGGTAGCAGACGCAGGTCTCAATCCTAAGATAATTAGACCATAAGTTATTAAATAATTAAAAGTAAGTTGATATGGAGGACGGGGGAAACTCTGGTCCTCCATATCTGTTTTTAAGCGCAAAGATAGGACAACATGGACATAATTGATCCCCTACCAATCAAACGTGATTTTAGATCAGCAAGTAATAAAAATCTTTACGACACAACCGCTATAAGTAAGATAAGAGCTGAAAAAGGATTACCAGATCCGTTTTCCAATATGTCATTTGCTGGTACGGATATCACAGCCACAATGGTTATCCCTGCCATAGATAGAGTTGGCGGCACAGTAAGCTCTATGGACGTTCTAGAGCTCGCAGAAATACAAACCATCTCTTATTCTATACACAGAGAAAATGCTCCTGTTAGAACCTTAGGACACGTAAACCCAAGAGGTTTTGTTAAAGGGGCAAGAACAATTGGTGGATCATTAATCTTTACAGTCTTCAATGAATACGCTTTTTATAGAATAAAAGAATATAGACAGATAATGGCTGAAACAGGTTTGTTTTTTGCCCCACTAGCAGACATGCTCCCACCATTTGATATTGTTTTAACATTCTTTAATGAGTACGGTCTCGGCGCTAAAATGAAAATATACGGTGTTACTATAATAGACGAAGGCCAGACCATGTCTGTTGACGACCTAATAACAGAACAAACTTATATGTTTATGGCAAGAGGAATACAGCCAATGATTTCGATGGACTATGACCCAATGTTGCTTGGACCAGATGAAAGTGCAGTCTACAAAGATAGACAAAACAATTATTATGGTGAAGATAAGATGGTAGAATATACTACATTCATTGACAGAATAAGAAAGCCAGAGTAATTTATGGCAGGACCAATTGATTACGGCAGGATAATAGGCAGGAAACCATTTAGGCCATTTAGCGCTTATCTTCCACCAGAGATTAAGATATCAAAAGAAAACAATGACTTTTCTTTAATTAGTCCACAATCCTTTGATCCGCTAAATGAAAACATAGATTTACAATGGGCAGGAAAAGTAGACGACACAAATAAATTTAATAATTATTATGATTATTACTTTAGTGGTGAAGACATTAAAGTATACATTGATGGACTTTTTGATGCCGGAGATGAGTTAGACATGGCAGGTTTTGCATTTACAATTAGCCAGCAAAAAGCTCCACTGTTTGGATTTTGGTCTTATAACTATGATGTTATGATGACCGGAACAAGAATTGTAAATGGACAAATGACCATACATAGCAGATATCCAGGAAGAATGAAAGACCTTTTATCCAAAGCTGCTAAAGTAAGAACTGATTTTTATTCTGATAAACCAAGTTCTCAAATTCAATCATACTTAAGAAGCGACTCAGAAGATATTGAAGATGAAAAAAACGTACAAAAATGGTGGGCCAATAGTCAGTTAGATAGACTTGGATCAGACGGCAGAGGTTCTGATAATAGAAACATTTTTAGTGCTCACCCACCTTTTAACTTTGTTATCAAATATGGAACTCAAGAAGGTTCAATGACCACACTGGCCAGAAATGAGGGGACTCAAAGTGATTCAAATTATGACACCCTCGACAGGTTAATGTCACTTGATGTTAACGATAGATTAGTGCAAAGAAACCCATCTGGTCCATTTCAAATGGATATTGTTTTGCAAAGCGTACACTTGAACTCAATGAGCACGAGCTATGCCGCAGGAGGCATGCTAGTTATTGAATCTTACGATTTTACTGCCAGAGATATGTATGTATCAGATGGAAAACTAAAGGAACCAGAAAACGGTACAATAACGGTAAATGAGCAAAAGGGTTCTCTAGGAACTGACCCAAACAAGGTGCAAGCACCTCCTACCCAAGAGCAGCTTCTGACCATAAAAGATAGGGCAGTTCTTTTTGAAAGACCAATGTAATATAAAAATACAATAGAAAATATGTGATATAATTTTTGATGTGACTATAGTTAATAGGAGAAAAAAATGAACGAAGCTAGAAAAGTTGTAGTTAAAGATTCGCCAGAAATTGCAGAAGAAGTAGGAGCTGACTCAGTACTCATCCTGTCAGAAGAAGTTGACACGCAGGAAACTATGCAAGAAGTTGAAGCCGATGAAGAGATTGCATTAGGAGTAGAAGACTTGCCAGATGACGAATTGATTTGGCCTGGCGGTCCAACCGCAGGACAGATTAAATTATGGAAGCAAGAATACGGTGATGTTTATGTAACTTCAATCACCTACGACAAGCACATCGCTTGGAGAACTTTGAATAGACTTGAGTATAAAAACCTTGTTAAGAAGATGGAACAACTCGTCCAAGCAGGCCAGTTAACTCAAAGCGAAGCAAATCTTTGGAACGAAGAAGCAATTACTGAAATATGCATTCTTTACCCAGCTTATGATAAGCAGTCTTTGGTTTCAGAAATGGCTGGACTTCCTTCTTTGATTTCACAAGAAGTTCTTGAAGCATCTGGATTCTTAGCCCTTGAGGTAAGACAGCTCTAATAATATGATTAACCCAGAGTTTTTGTATGAATTGAAATCCTTATACGGCTCTGTATTTGAAACATATTTAAAAAAAGACTTAGTATTATTCCGCGAACTAACCTTTGCTGAGTTTGATCAAATAACAGAGCATCAAAATTCTGGAGAATCTTCTGCTGAAATAGAAGAACTAATTATAAAACTTGGTGTTATTTATCCAGAAAATATTAATGTAGATAGCTATCCTGCAGGAATAGTCTCAGCTCTAGCTGAAGAAATTCTAGAAGAATCTGGCTTTGCATCGCCAAAAAAAGCTAAAAGAATATTAGACGAAAAAAGAATAGAAGCTTCTGAGGTAAGAAGCTTAATGAAAGCTTTTGTTTTGGCTACTATAACATCGTATACTCCAGAAGATCTAGACAATCTTACCTATACCAAACTTGCGCAAAAAGTAGCTTTATCAGAAAAGATAATGGAAATCAAACAAGCTATATTAGGTATGGAATCAACAAACGTAACGCTCCAATTGGTGGATCCAGAAGAAATAATGGAACAGCAAGAAGATATGGCTAAGCGATACAACCAGTCTAGAAAAGAAGGCGAAGCAAAATACAATGACCCTGTTGCACAAAAGCTTTGGGGCGCAAGATAGTAGAAGGGTAGTTTGTCTTGCTAAGAGATAAGGTTCCATTACATAGTCTAGGTCATGGTGTAACCAGCCGAGATATAAGTGCAGCAGATAATGAGGAACAACGTCCCGCTTCTAATGCTGGCTATATAGGTAAACTACTTAACGATAAGCCAATAATAAAATACCTAAGCTCAACAGTTGCAACATTGGGAGCTAGCTTAGTCTTAAATAAAGGACTAAGCAAAGGTGGCTTAAAACTAGCTTCTACAATTCAAAAGTCAGCAGATAGTGGATCTCAATTAGGAACCAGAGCCGTAAGAACCGCTGGGCAAATTAAAAAAACCTTAGATGAATTAGAAGGTTTAAATAGATATATTGAAGATGCGGTTGATCCATATTCAAGGTTAGTCAACACAAAAGCTGATGGCTCCATATCTAAACCAATATTAACTAAATTAGCTGGACCAGGTTATGTATCAGACGGTACAAGGTGGATGACCGCTAAAGAATTTAGGGCAGCATCAACTGGTGCCGAACCAGCAGCGATATGGTCTTACAGGGACCAACTGCAACAGAGTCTCGTCAGAAATGCAAGAACCTTAGCTATTGGTCTACCAAGCACATACATTGTTCAACGAGGTGTAACTGGTCCATTATTTGGCAATGACGATGACAGGCCAAGAGGAAAATGGTATAACCCAGTAGACGTTATCACTGACTTTGTCACACAATCAACTAGAAACATAACAAACCTAGTTCTGCCAACTGCTGTTGCAAGCGCAGGGGTGAGCAGAATGAGGACTTTAGTTGATTCTCCTTATCAAGATTTCCCACTACCTTTAACAAAAAATCAAAAAAGAACATCAAATAAAATAGCTGATATAAAAACAATATTAAACTCTTTTGGACAAGATGCTGGAAACTTAGCCAATCAAGCCATAAGGATCACCTCATCTGCCTCAAACGCATTTAATATATCTTGGCAGGATTCTCAAGCAAAGGAAGCTGGATTTGTAAATTCACTACATCAAGCTAGAAGAGGCGCAGCAGCCGCCAGAGCAGCCTCAGAGCTCTCTGGTGAGGGCAAACTCAAGGCAGCAGCAAAACAAGCCAAAGCCTATCTTATTGGCTACCAGGGCGATGTAACAACATCTTCTGGGACATCTAAGGAAGATTTAGCTGGTTTATTTGACACAATTCCAGCCATAAGAAACGTACCTTCAGCAACCAGATCTTTTGCTACAGAGTTTAAGAAAACACGAAATGCATACGATGTTATATCAGGAGCTATATCATTTGACGAAGGTCTAAGAAGGGCTAGCGGAGATCCAACTCTTGCATCTGATATTTTAAATAAAACAATAGCCAGTTTAAGAAGTCAACATACCAGTAGATTTATACACCACGTTGGCGCAAGCTTTGCTGCTAAAACAATGGCAAATCCTGATGGAACCTTGGCTCAAAAGGGAACTTTTGCTGCTAACTTTGAAAGAAACGCATATAATAAAACAGTTGTAGCAGAGCTTGTTCGCAGAGGGTATGGAAAAGAAGAAGCTGAAGAATTTGTTTCTGGAATAAAAACCGCTGGTTTGCCAAGCCCAAAGGATACATCATTAAGAAATATCTCTCAAAGAATTACTTATGGCGTAAATCCAATAACATCTACCACAGATGAAGATTTCTTCCAGCAGCTTGCCAAAAGAGCAAAAAAAGATTTAGGCACTAAAGCCAGAAGCTTTGAAGCAGAAACTCTTCAAGAAGCTTTCACTGCAGCTGACAGAATTTTTTCTGGAGATACCTTTAGGGTAGGCTTAGCACAAAGAGCTGAACTATCGTATGCTGCAGATTTTCAAGACTTTATAACGGATCAAGCTTCTGGTATTCTAAGACCACAAAAAACTTTGTTTGGAGATTTTACTGGACAAATAAGTTCCGCAAAGCAAAACTTTCTTTCTAGAAAAGTAGCTCAAGCAAGCGGAATAAAACTTACAGAATCTGATGGATCACTTACATCCGAATCTTTTATCGCAAATGAGTTAGCCAAGAGGGGAATCGATGCCAGTGATGCTGATCAGTTAAAGCAAATATTAATTGACAAAAAACTGATGACAAGGCCATCGGATATTGGTGGCTATAATTTATTAGGTCTCAGAGAGATAAGTGTAGACACAGCTTTTGATAAAGGTATTTTTAGTCACCTTCCTGCAGATCAACAACTAGAAGCAAGAAGAATATTTTCTAACATAGCCAGAAGAGATCCTGTTTCAAGAACAATTGGCTACACCTCACTGCAAGGTGTTTATGAAAACGCATCTGGTCGAATAATAGATACGACTAAGGTTAGGGCAAGCGCTAGGTCACTTCTTGATTTTGTAACAGATCAAACAAAGATTCCATTAGTTAACTTTAACCCGCTACAAATGCTTGGCTTTGGTGGACCAAAGGGAATAAATAAAAATAAAGAATTTGAGATTATACCCGGAACATCAAGGCAGCCGTTTTTAGCTGGAGCTGGTGGAGCAGCAGATGTTTATGTTTGGTCAAAAAATAAAAATAGATTATTTGGTGACACAGGAAGTTTATTTACAGTAACACAAGGCAAGGGTGTTACTGCAATAGCTGGTAAATACAAAAGAGTTTCTTCAATTGAAACAGATCTTTATGCACGTGCAACACGTCTTGCTTCTGGAAGAGAACCACTAAGAGCTTCTGAAGTAGAAGCTGGTACGCCAAGTAGATTAGAAAGATTTAGAAGAGCATTTGATATAGATGAAGATCAGCCAAACTCTATATTTAGATTTGCGGGAAGATTTAAGAGAAGATATCAAGATATAAATAACCCACAAATTATGACCGAGCTGGTTTCTAGAGGTGAGGTAAGAAATCCTATAACCAAAAGATCTATTAGACTTCAACAAACCGACGAAGGTATCTTTAGCGTAGTAGATCAATCTGGCAAACAACTTTATAATCATACAGATGTATTAAAGGCATATGACTCTTTCAGAGTATTAAATGAATTGCAAGCCACTCCTCGTAGAGCGATGAGAGAGTTTGAAAGCACATTTAGTCTTCCTAGCATTGACGTTGGCGGTGGAAGAGTAATGCCAGTGAGCGAAATGCAATCAGGACAAGATTTGGTTGCCGCAGTAGGTACAACTGTAACTAGATATGAATCAATGAAAGGCAGACTAAGAAGCAGGGGAGTTGAGACAGAAGGCTTAACAAGGCAAATAAATAGACTCAAAAGTCTAGCTGAAGATACAGATATTCTTTCTGAAGAGCAAATTAAAAACGCTTCTCCATCGATCTTAAATAGAGCTGACCGACTAAGAAACGTTTTACATAGAACACTCTTGGAAATGCATGCATATGAAAATATGTCTGGAAATCCAACTGAGTTAGCTATAAAAATTGAAGAAGCTTTAGCAAAATTAGCAAAAGATAAATTATTATCACCTAATCAATTAGCTGAAGCAAGAGCAGCAGCACTTTCAACAGTTCTAAACATATCATCATTTAGAAATTTTAGCACTTCATTACAAAACGGAGAAAACTCCGCAAGAACACTTAAATATCTAATTGATCAAAGAACATCAAATCCAGAATTTGCAAAAACATTAAAATCCTTAGTTTCACCATACACTTCACAAAAAATTGCTAACGTCGGGGCAACAGGTTTCACAAGATATTCATCAATTATAAGGCCAATAACGCAGAGGCTTACAAGCGTTTCGCCTTATGAAATTAATGAAATGGCAGAAAACCCATTAGGTAACTCTGGCCTAACATTTGTTCCTACTTTTGGTACAGTATTAGATAGAGCATTAAGTGGAGAAACTTCTTTCACTAAAATAGGATTGAATGTTTTAGGAGCAAATACATATTCTGATCCAAACAGCTTTAGCGCCGCATCTATTCCGTCTATACATCTAAGCGATAGATTAAATAGATATCCTGGCAGCATTGGCTTAGCGGTAGATCCAGAAAAGTATAGTAGTCCGCTATCCTTCTTTGCCGGTGGATTAGTTACAAAAAGAGTGCTTCCAATCTTTGCAGCTGGAGCAACAGCTATTGCAATAGACAGAACAATAGGTGGCTATACACAACCAAAAGATGCTAGAGGCGAAAGGGTATACAGTCCATACTTTGGCACTAAGCTTGCACGAGGTGCAGTTGAGGCTCAATCAATTCTTTCTGGCATAACACCTGGTGGCATGTCTTATGGAGAAAAGAAAGAACAACTAATAGATGGTGAAGTAGCCGTAAGGCAAGGTAGATACTGGCCACTTGGAGTAACTCCATTTAAGGGCGGAAAGGTCATGTATTACAGACCTTCCTACTACAGAAAAATGCAAGAGGCTGGAACGTACACTCCAGAATCTTTTGGCACACCAATGGAAAAACTTGCTTTTGGTTATGACTTCTCTCCACTTAGGCCATTTGATCCTTATAGGTACGAAAGAAAAAATTATTATGACAGACCTTATCCAGTAACTGGCGAATACTTTACTGGCCCATTTGGTCCAATAACTCCAGCATTAAATCTAACTGTAGGAAAAATACTAAAACCACAGATAAGAATGCACGAAGAAGAAGTTGCTAATGCATTAAGTCAATACGTCCCTGCCGGAGCTCAAGGTGCATATAATCCAACCGGGATAATGTCTTCTGGTCGCCTCACGATGGTTGGCGGTACTGGTTCTATTGGATATTCTGGCAGCCAAAGTGGAGACATCAGATCTTCTTCCATGGGATCAGGTCTGCAGATAGGTAGTTATAATAATTCATTAGCAAGTTCAGCTGGAGCTACATTAGATACAGCAAGAAATATATCCTTTAACACCATATCAACAATAAACCAAGGCTACATACAGCCTGGTCAGTATGGTCCACCACCAGTTCCAGGCTTTATACCTCCATCGATTGCTCCAGCAGGTCAAGCAGCATCAATGTCTGGATCCAGATTCCAAATGTCAGAAATGGCCTACCGCACTCAGGAAATGGCTGGTATCTATGGATTTAGCTTCGCAAGTCTTAGAGAAAGTTTTGGATTTGGTAATAAAGACTTCCAGCCAAACAATGCAATTCTTCAATCTTCGTCAAAGGCATATGGGGTAGGCAGATCATTCTGGGATATGAATCTTGGTGGTATGGGCGACGTTCCACTAGGAATGAAAGATGGATTTAGTGGTTTAGAACTCTCTGAAATAACTAGAAGATTTATTCCTAAAGAAAGAACGGATATAACTTATCTCAACCCAATTAGAAATACAATGGGACAAAAGTATCCGTTTTTACCAGGTGCAGATTACTTTACAAATTTTCAAACAGGAGATCCTTACTCAAAGATACAAGAAGGAGAATTAAGACTACCTGGTACAGCATATGAAAGATTTAACCCAACAAGAAGAGACTATACATCTCCAGTAACACAGTTGGATATACTTGGAGACGTTGCGCCGTACTCAAGACAGTATAGAGCTCTTGATCGACAACTTACAATAGGTATGCTAAATCCAGCTGAAAGAGTTGAAGCAGAAAAAATAAGAGCACAAGTTGCAGAAGTAACAAGAAGAAATACTTTTAAGCCATATCAATATAAATATAACAGCGCTGAAGAATTGGGTATAAGTCAGGCTAAAAAAGCAATTGGTGGATTTGGTGAATACTTAGCTCACAAAGATACTTTTATTAATAACAAATTTTTTCCTAACAGAACAGCTCAAGAAGATTGGGAAAGAAGAAATGTTTATGGTTCAACTTTTCCAGAATGGCAAAGTCCAATTGATAGCTTTATCAAACCAATGTTTTATAAGTCAACTCAAAGAAATCCACTCGCAGCTGCAACTGGAATTGCATTTGTTGGATCTTTGATGGGTAAAAACCCTACTGCTAGAGCTGTAACTTCAGCAATAGGATTTTCAACATCTTTGGCTTATTCTAGTTATCAAAACATTAAACAAAAAGTTACTGGTGATAGATTTATACCCAAGCCAAGAAGAGAGCAGATGGCTCTTGAAGAATACACGGACATTCTTTCTTATGTAAAAAATAGAAGACTATCTAATGAAGCAGCAGAATCTGGAGATAACGCAGCAGCCGCACAATTTGCTCAAGCAGCGAAGAGAACAATGTATGGGGCAGACTTATATAACAGCTCTATGCCTTCTGACTCATATGGCAATAGTATAGACACATTATCTTTAGCTATACCAAAAAGAAAAAGAGAACATTTTAAAGCAATGATCGCAGCGCCAGAAGAAGAAAGAGATGCGATTCTTTCAACAGCTCCAAGGCTAGAAAGAAGAATTTATCAAGCAGCATGGGGTAGACCAGTTGAAGAAAAACCAGATCTTACAGAATTTTTTTCTAGACACGAACTGCCAGATCTAAGCTGGGAAGGATGGCACCCGAATACAAGCATGGAACATATTAAAATAAAGATGGGACAAAATGCTGGAATTAACATGTCTCAGATGGGTTATTACCCACAGCAAATTCGTGAAGCAAATTTAACGAACCCTTCATATCCAAATTACGAATCAGGTCAAAGCCCAGAAAACGTAGCTGCCCAACTTAGATTAATGATGTCTAGAAATGGAATAAATGGATCTGTTACTCCTGTTAGAAATAATGGCGGAGGCTCAGGAATAAACATATCATCAGGCCTTGCCGGCTTAGCAACGCTACTATAGAACCATGTCAAGCTCAATTAATAATAGACTAGAAGCCATAAGAAGAGTAAGCAGTAGAACGCCAGCTTATTCAATATTAAATATAGTTGCTATTGATAATATTAAGAATAGAGTAACCGGCGAAACTTATGGAAGTTTTGAAGAAGCAGTCCAAGCACTAGAGCAATATTCCTTAGTCGATTACAGAAGGATTGGGTCAGAAGCATTTTCAATGGGCCGAAGCACTGGTGCAGGCGCATTAGAATCAGAACTGTTAGCTATAAATCAATACCTAAATGATCCAACTTCACAAGCTGCATTAAGAGCTAGGGGATTAGGTCATCTGCATGGGCAAAAACTTGACTTAGCATATATGCAATTTAACTTTGGCGGCAGGGCACAAACCTTGTTAAGTCTGATGGATCCAAACTCTCCGTTTGGAAAATTCTCTGGCACAGTAGCAGCAACTGACGAAGGACTTATGAGAACTAGTTATATGTTACCAGGAGCAGAAAGTTCATTGACTGCAATTGAGCAGTCTACCTTAAAATCATTAGCAGGAGTACCAGCGTTTACACCTAAATTTATAAAAGAACTTTTTTCTAGTATATCAGAAGCTGACTCCTTACCAGACGGAAGCAATGAAAAAACAAAAGCACTTAGTAAAATTTCTGGAGCTCTTGGAAAGCTTGGAAAAAGACAAACAAGAAATATTTCTCCAAGAGATGTAAGTATTGACTCTTTAGATCTGCAAAACATTCTCTCTAGTATGAGACCATCAGGTGGAGGAGCTGGAGAATTAGCTTATACATATGACCACGTTGATCTACTCTTGAGAAAAGCAGCAGGAGATACAACCATAAGTTCATTAGATGATTTGATACTGGCATCTTCTGGAGGATATTATAAACCTGGGACTTTTATGGCAGCCGATGAAGCCATGGAACAGGTCCTAGCATATGCCGGTATAACACACCCGATGCAAGAGTTGACCGACACTATGTCTGATCCATTTAATTTTGCAGGAAGACTACAGGAAGATTTAAAAGAAGCTATAAAGTTTAGAGACGCATCTGGAGATCCAGCAATGAGCATGCATAAGGCATTGAAAGAGATTGTTTCTAGGAGAGGTAGTTCAGAAAATAGATTATACGTAGGCTTAGTAGATGGTTTGGCAGATCAAATTACTCCAGCAAACGATGGTGCACTTTGGCTCATGGAAGGTCCACTACAAAAGGTAGTCCAAGAAAAACGAAGTCAATTAATCGCACTACAAACTTCTTTGGAAACAGGAAGCATATCTGAAGAAAGCGTAAAGCAGCTGAAAGAACTTTCTGGGGAAATAGAAATGTTTGAAGAAATAATTAAAAATCATTCTAAATCTTCTAATTCATTTACAGCTGCATTTGGAGAAGGTTCATTTAAAGCTAAAGCTTCTGTAAAATTTATTGATGATATTATATCTTCAATAAGACCAGGATACACCTACAGTGGATCGGACCAGAGAAGAGGAGCAAAGATTACTGATGTAATTTTGGATCTTGAATCACGTTTAACATCTGGTCCACTAAGTCCTGAAGAGGAAAATGATCTCAGGATTGCAAAAAGGTTGCAAGAAGCTGGGCAACAATTAGAAAAATATTTTATCGTTTCTGCAAAAGAAGGTTTAAAACGAGAATTGGGTTCTGAAGCTGGAATGTTTATTTCCATGAACATTGCCAAAACGCATGAAGGCATAGTGTATACCGATCCAATGGACCTGCTTGTTAATCCACAAGCAATGAACCCAGAAATGCAAAGAGCAACTCAAGCAAGCCTAGATGATGCAGCAAGGTTAACAGATGAATTTTTTAAAACAGGACAAGTTCCAGAAGAAGTATTATCTTCCTTAGAGTATCAAGGAAAACAGTTAGGATTAATAGATTCAAGAGGGCAAAGGTTACGAACTCCTAAGATCCCTGGAACTAATTTGTCAGAAGAGTTATTAACACCTGCTGCCAGAGCATTACAGTTAAGAAATAGGCAACAAGTTCAACAAATACTTGATTTAATGGCACAAAATCCAGACCCAAGATCAATCCCACAGTTAGTAGATATGGTAAGAGATCATTATGCAAAGACGGCATTTAGAACAAAAGACGGCATAATTAATACAGCAGTACCGTTTAGTGTAAGAAAAGATATCAGAACATATGAGTCAGAAGGAAAGGTAATTCCAGGAGTTTTCAAAGATGGAACCGATATTCGCAAAGTAAAATTAAAGAATGGTCAAGTAGTTGACATACCGTTGGTGCAGGCTTCATATGATGGTGAAGGCATGATGGTTACTGGAGTCAACGCTTCTTTATACAAAGGACAGTTGTCTGGCTTCGACTTGGACGACACCGCAATAGGAAGTCTTCAAACCTATACTGACGAAAAAGGAAGAACAAGAATAATGCAAAAAATCACCAGAGATCCCAAAGGTCTTCAGGAAGAATTTTTTGTATCTCCAACAATTCGTCACGCAGAGTCACTGCAAGCAATTGTTGGAACTGGACAGTCCAGAATAAGTAGGGCTGTACTCAAAGGTGTTTCATCAGCAACAATAAGTGACTCATTAAAGCAAAGAATGATTGCAGAGCGGTTATTCCGAAGGAACTGTAGCCTCTACATATCAGGACTTTAGAACAATGCTTGCTATGGGTGATGGAACATATTCATACAGGACTACTAGAGGAAAAGCATTTTTTGAACCTAGTGAAGAAGGTGTATCTGCAGCTGAAACAATGTTAAGACTTCTTTCAGAAGATGCTGTTGGTGCACCAATTCCACAAATGCAAGACGAAGTTCTTAGTCTATTAGCTAAATTGCAAACCTCTGGCTTAAGAGGTAAAAGCGCTATAGATCCAGTAACTGGAATGACAATACAAGTAGCAAAACAATTGGGTCCAGAACAAGCAGGGCCATATACCATACCAAATTTTACGGAATTGACTGTTCGATCTGCTCCAACAAAAGAAACTCTTGATCAAATTTTAGAAGAAGTAAATAAAAATTTACCCACTAGTCGTAGATTGACAATGGGACAGCTGGCGCCGTTTATGGAAGGTAGGTTTACTATTCCTGGCATAAGCGCTGAACATGCTTTATCTATTGGTACAACTGCCATAGAAGAAATAAATACTAGATCAATTGTTCAAGCAGCACTAGCATCAGAAGTTAGAAATACAATTGGCGTTTCTTCTAACAGAGCAGCAATTATTGCAGGCAGTCAAAACATGGTTCAAGATATATTGGCCGATAAAACTATTCTTCAACAATTTGGAGCAGAAGCAGAATCCATAAGTAAATTAGTAAATGAAAGATATACTCTTGGAACTATAGCTCCATCAAACGTTGTTGACTTAGTCAAGCAAGTAAGTGGTGGCAACGCACTAAGACCACTTAGAGAAATATTAGGAGATGAAAATATATCTGAAGAAGAAAAAAGAGGCATTGAAAAAGCTTATGAAGCTTTAGCAAAAATACAAAACAGAAGAGGAGCAGCTGGTATTTCTGGGGTAACAGCAGGCTCGGTTCATGTATTTGATATTGGAGATGTCCTTGAAGCTGGAATATCCCAAGCAGGTAAATACGTTGGTTGGGTAAGAGGCGCAGCAATAGCAGCAGGTAAAACAGAAGGAGAACTTCCAGGCTTTGACCCAGTCGCCTATGCAGAAAGAATGAAAGGAGCAGAAGACGTTTCTCAAATGCACGAAAGTGTTTTACAGGGAATGAGAGATTATCTAAATGATGCGACTGGTGTTCCAGCAGATGCAAGAGCAAGGGTTCAAGCAGAACTAGAGAGACTACAAGCTATGACTACTAAGGATTTTGGAACAGCTGTTTCTTTAGTTCCAGGATCTCCAGCATATGAAAGATACGCTCAGACGGCTATAGCACGAGACATTTCTTTAAAAGAGGCAGTAAGACAAAAAAGTCAAGATATGGCACAGGCTAGATTCGCAAAGAGAACTCCAAGAGCTCTTGGCGTAGCAGAGTATAGAGATGTAACAAGAAATTTTTTAAATCGTGAAGAAATAAAAAATGGATTTCAAGAAATTGAACGCATAAATGCATTGGAGGCCGCAGAAAAAGTTAAGGACAGCACACTTGCTAAAGGCCTTGCTGATCTTAGAAGAGTAAAACAAAAAGAATTATCCATTCAAATGGCTCAGGGTTTGAGGGCCATAAGAGATAACTATCCGTCAGGAAATATTTTAGATGCTATGGACACACTTGAAGCTGAAACAGTATCTATGTTTGGTCAGTCAGGGGCAAAATTATTTAGCGACCGAGGAGAAGAAGGCGCCGAAGATGTGATGATGAAAATACATTCTTTAGCAGCAAGGAGAAGAGGTCTTGTTAGCCAGACTTCTGATATACAACATTTTAATTATATACAAGATCTATATAGGGACCACCAAGGCAGTGCCGCAGCAGATTTATCTAGAGTTACAGTAGAGCAAGCTAGGGAACTTGTTAGGTACGACAGAAGAGTTAAAGCTCCACTTAGGAGAATGAACCCAGAACTTTTTGATTTTATGACACTAGTTTCCAGACGCGGTGCTGCCACTGGTAGTCATCGAGGCAAGGCAGTAGAATCTATTGCCGCTACAGAAGCAGCAATAGAATTTAATAAAAGAATGGGCTTACAAGAAATCCAAGAAGAACTTGCTGCACTCGAGCCAGCAGCATCAATTGGTGGTGTTGACCCAGATGATGTTGTAAGACTTGCTGAAGAAATTGGCACTGTTGACCCAGATGATACCGTAAGAGTTACTAGAAGTCCATACAAAAGAATAACTGAATCATTCCAAGGTGGTGAATTAAAAAAACTTCTTGAAAGTAAAAATGTCAGAAGATCTGGAGTAGCTGCCATTGCTTTAATTGGTGGTAGTTTTTTATATCAAAGAAATAAAAGAAAAGACCTGACTGAGGCTGATGTATCCGGACCACCACTTTTGCCTGGTGGTAGCGCATATGAAGACAGGCCAGCAACAAGACAGATGGCACTGCAATCTGCACAGATCCAAAGCCAAGGCTATGGGATGCAATATCAAGTCAATACAACCGGCTCAATGGGAGACTTAAATAGACTAAGAGGTCTCTTCGGAGATGTTGTTGATGGCCCGATAAACAGTACTATGTATAACGGAATGCCATCTCTAGGCAAAGACCCTTACTCTGATATAGCCTCTAACTTTTAGGTATGTAAAATATGATTTTAGGTGCAGATTCACAAAACAAAAACTTAAAAGAAGCCGCCTCTAAACGAATAGACACATCTCCAAGAACCAAGACGGCTAATGCTTTTGCTGCCAGAATAGCCACCAGCAAAAATGATAGCTCTGCCAGAAATAATGTTACAAACGATTCTAGATCAGTTCTTTCTAAAACAAAACCAGACCCCATTAAAGGTTCGATGGAGGGCTACTCCAATAGTGTGACCACACTTATTCAAGGAGAGGGAGATGGGTACGACAACAAAGATTTTCAACACGCTAGAAACAATAAAAAGCAAATAAATGAAATTATATCAAATCAAAATATAAGTAACAAACTATCCAGTTCAGTTAAAAAGAATGGTATAATTACTAATCATAGTTCAAGCTTTAGTTCCAATAGCACAGCTGCTAAATTGAGTGAACATATTAAAACAGATAATTTATTTAGGTAAACATGGCCGATAATAACGACATAGACATAACTTCAGATCAAGCGTCTCAAAATCTGTATGCAGATTCAGACCTTGCTCCAATGACGTCCCTGTTTGGGGAAATGGGAAGAGACAGGTCGTTTTGGTCACAGGTTAGCAGCGGTGTTGCAAAAGTTGTAGACGTTGCTGCAGCCTACGCCACAGGTGGCCTTAGTATGTTAACTGAACACGGCCTAGATGGATTCAAAGCTAATTATAATGAAGTAAACAAAGACCTTGACGCAATAGGTATAAGTAGAGAAAATTTTGAAGGTGATTCAAATAGTTTATTTGTTCAATTAACAAGCTTTAGAAAATCTGAGATGAATCATCTTAAAGATGAAAAAGCCAGAACTTTAATATTTGAAAAAATATATCAATCAGGCCTAATCCAATTAGCTGAAATGGCTGGTGGAATTAGGGAGTTTGCAAAACTCAGGTTTAAAAATGCAGAAACATTAAGGGCTTCAGCAGCTAAGTTCAATGACCCAACAAGAGATACTTTATGGCTTGAAAAGTTAATACAAGTTAAGAATTATTTTTACAAAGATCCATTAGCTCTTACAACTGTATACAAGTATTTTCCTAACTTATATAGATTATTCATAACTGCATTAGCAGCAACTGGCGACTATGGTCACAATATAGATGATGATCCATTGAACAACCATAACCAGATTATGGAAAATATGTTCAAAGCATTTGGTACTGACGAAGAAGGAAACGCAGTATTTAAACCTATTTGGGCAGTAGAAAATTTTTTAACAGCACAAAAAATAGACAAAGTAATAAAAGATATGGGTTGGAATGTATCCAATGCCCCAGCAAGTCCAGACATTTTTCACCTGAGACTTGGTGCTTCAAACTTCTATGTTCCACCTATTTCAATAAATGTTAATACCGGTTTTCAAACTGGTAGCTTAACTGGTGGAGCCATAAGGCAAAAAGCATCTCCTAAATTTAATACAGGTTACAGAGACACAACTATTAGTTTGAAATTGTATTTCCCTAACTATGAAGAAATATGGGGAATAACAATAGACGATGCAACAAGGATCAGTCTTAATTCAAACTTCCACATAGACTTTAAAGATCCAGCACATGAGCAAAAGATCGATAAGTTCCTATCTTCTTTAAGAGGACTAGTAGCTTCATTCAAATACGCACCAATTATACCAATTAAAAATCATTATCTTAATTCGGTATTTGATATTACTGGAGTGGCATTGTCGTCAATGACAATATCTACAGTTCCTGGTTTCCCATTTACATTAGAAGTTGATTTAGAACTTTTCCAATTTAATCACAAGCCATTCCTACCAATGATCAAAGACTTTAATCAGGCAGTTCACTGGGGCAAATACAGGCACTATATGGGAAGAGCTGCAGGAGCATTAGCAAATAGTGTAAGCGCAGAATTTTTAGCAAACTCGCCAACCCAACCTACCGTCCCAGGAAATGAAGAGGCACAGAATGCCGCAGTGACTGGCCTAATAGATGACTCAAGTTTAAATAACGAAAATGATGCATACATGACAAGCCCTTATGGGGCAATGCCGACAGACACAAAGCCATACGATAGTGGTGTTTTAACAACAAATGTCATGAATGATTGGACGAATGGTAATGGCATAACTTTGTATGTTCCAGAATCAGTTCAGTCTAAGATATTTAGCCCAGACACCGCTGCATTTAGAAGCGACGAAGAAAAAGCTGTACAAGAATTTGGTAGAGCATTCTGGCAAAATTTATTGTTTAAGTTTGGTATCAACGTAACAGATGAAGCTCTATATAGAAGTTTAGACACCGTTGTTATAAACAGCACACAATTTGCTACTAGCTTATTCCAAAAAAACGTTGCCGGAAAAATAGTTGACGTAGCGTTAGCTGGAGCAAATGCCAAGAACGTTTATGAAATGGTATATGATGCCCTAGTAATTGATCACATTAACACAGAAAAAATTACCAACCTTTCAGTAATTGACTATCTGCGTAATAGAAAAACTCCAAACGAACTTCAAACTCCGAACTTAGGAGATCCAGCAGAAACTCAAGCACTAAAAGATAAGAAATGGGAACTCTACCTATCTTCCCAAAGTGTTAAGGGCATGTTGGCATATAAGATTAATAGTAATACAGAAGCAATTTTAAGAAAAAAGAAAATTGACATAGATAAAAATTCCAAAGACTGGGCTAGCACCAGGGAGATGGAAGAGAAAAAGTTTGTTGATGCCTTCATGGTTACTCTGTACGAGAGAACATTTCAAGACGAGAGTATTAAAAGTCTTTTAGAAGTTGGCGCAGTAAGAGAAGCAGAAAATGTCAATAGGACAGACGGAACAAACATATCTGCGTTCACAATTAGGGAATGGGAAATCCCTATGATGAAAATAGATCTTGATCCACAGTCAGTTATAGTAAACTCAGTGAGCTTAAGCATGGGTAACAACTTGGCTAGACTGCAACTTCAGATGCAAGAAGAACCAACATTCCAATACATTGGTTCCAAAGATACAATGATAAGCATAGCCATGACTATCTTTGGTGAAAACGAACTTAGAAAAATTAAAAAGATGTTTGACTTCTTAAGCGGCTTAGCTAGACTTGAGCACGCAGCAGGCGTTATTGGGTTTATGGGAATCAAGAATATCATCACTGCTTTGGCCGGAGTTAAATATGTTTTACCATTAAACTTTTCCGTTCAAACAGTTGAGGGTTTCCCACATGTTTACAATGTACAACTCATGTTGGTCGATTTTGACATCTTCCAACAAAAAAGAGAAAACATAAGCTCTCAACAACAAGCCGCATTTATTAAAGAATTTGGAAGTAAAAGAAATCCTTTCTTAAGATTAAAGCAAAGATGGGATATGATAAACACATATCCAGATCTTCCACTTGATCTCGTAGATGCCGACTCAAAAGATATGGTTGGAACATTAGACCCAGACTTCTATTTTAGATCCTTTGAAATGTATGATGATGATGTCGTAAAAAGCATTATTGATCCATCAAAGTACACACTTCCTACTGGAAATACAAATGAAAAAAATAATCTCAGTGACAGAGGAAAATCTTTTGTTTATTTTGTTAAAAAAATACTCATAGAAAACAATGGAGATATCAATAAGGTAAAAGAGTATCTAATAGATCAGTCAAAACTTTCTTCAACTGAAGCTATGAAGGTCTTTAGGATAGCTATCTTTGACCAAATGAATGAACCAGAATTTGAAACGCCATTGCAGGCAAGTAGATTTATAGCTAACAAGTATCCAAGTATATGGAAGGATATGATCGACCTATTTAAGGACGAAGACAATATAGAGTACGCTTTTGAGGATATAAAGTTCGGTACTAAGTATGGTGAATTAAAAATAGGTGATGTAGTTTCTGGCTCAAAAGAAGAAGTAGATAAATTTAATAAGCTTATAACAGACAGTATAGAAAAGGCTGATGGGAAAGAATTACCATCTTTTGATCCGGACGACGTTGACCACTTTGGCCTTATGCATTTCCTCCCTGCTGCAGACTCTGGACAAACTGGAAAACTTCCAGCCATATATCAGACACCAGATGGCGGCTACGTTTTAGGCTATCAGCATAAAGAAGATGGAAGATTCTATGTGGCTCAAGACTACCTTACGGTAGATGCTAACGGAAAAATGACTCCAACATCAAAAGTAACTCAAGTTTCTGACACGCAATCACCTGAAAGAGATTCTCAGAATTCTCACACTGGAGTTCCAACAGCAAAGTCCTTAGACTCATA